TGGGAATATGAACAGTACCTATTGTTTGGTGGGTATGGTTCTGGTAAGTCATATCATGTAGCGTTAAAGATTATACTTAAATTGATGGAAGAAAAAAGAACAGCACTCGTAGTAAGACAGGTAAAAGATACAATACGTGAAAGCTGTTTTGCATTATTCAAAGAAATCCTAACAGGGTTAGGAATATTATCTTCCAGAGAAGCACGATACACAAGTAGTACAAATGGCGAGGTTATAGCAATAGCAAGTCCGATGGAAATACGTTTTCCGAATGGTAGCAGGATAATATTCAAAGGATTGGACAATGTAGAAAAGATTAAGTCTGTACATGGGGTTTCTATTGTATGGATGGAAGAATGTAGTGAGATAACATTTGCGGCATATACAGAGCTTTTAGGGCGTGTTCGTGAACCGAATAAAACACTACACTTTATAATGACAACAAACCCTATAGGGAAAGAGAATTGGGTGTATGATACATTTTTTATACATACAGATGAAAAGGGAAAAGAACATATAATACAAAGTGAAAAAGAGGTATACAAAAAGCGTACACTTGTAAATAAAAAGAATGGCGTGTATTATCATCATAGTTTGCCGGACGATAATCCATTTTTGCCAGAAAGTTATATAAAACGTTTGGATAGCCTAAAGAATAGTGATATGCATTTATGGCTTGTTGCAAGATGGGGAAGGTTTGGAGCAAGTGGTTTAAGAGTGTTACCAAAATTTACAGTTGCAAAGAATGCAAAAGAGTTTGCAAATGCAGTAAACAGTATATCATCACATTATCATTTCTTCGGCTTAGACTTTGGTTTTGAAACATCATACAATGCGTTAATGAGCTGTGCCGTGGATGATACAAACAAGATACTATATATCTATGATGAAGTATATAGAAATCACATAACAGATAATAATTTTATAAAACTTGATAGTGTACAAAAAGTAAAGGAAAGAGCAGAAAGGTGTGAACAGCCTATTTTCGCAGATTCAGCCGAACCAAAATCTATACAGTATTACAGGCAAGAAGGATTTACAATGTATGGTTGTAAAAAATATGCAGGAAGTAAGTTACAAAATGTGAAGAAGATAAAACGTTTTAATAAGATTATTTGTTCACCAAAATGCAAAAACACAATAAGGGAATTAAAAGATTTAACGTATGCAAAAGATAAACAGGGTAATATAATTTATGATGAATTTAACATTGATGCACATACATTGGATGGTATTGCATATGCATTGAACAATTATACAGTAGCCGATTTAAAGGATTATAAAGCAAATACAAAGGTAGGATAAGGAATTGTAAGTCTATTAAAAGAAATCGTCTTAAAACGGCAAATAGAAGCTTAGAGAGGTATAAGAGAATGTTTAAATATTGGAAAGAATACAGGAGAATACATGAAACAATAGGAATGTTAAAAGAAATGCAAGCACAGAATATAACAGATGATTATAGTTGTGGTTTGCATAATGGTTTAGAGTTAGCACTTGCAGTTGTAGAGAATAGAGAGCCAGAGTTTAAAACATATGAAACAGAACCAGTAAATATTGAGACAAAAGAAGAACAAGAAACAGGAAGAACAGTAGCAAGTGGAATAAAAATAAAAAGGAGGAGGTTCTTATGATGTGACAACAGCAGAAATGATTGGCATAGTTGTTTTAGGTTTGAGTTCACTTATCGGAATATTTACAGCAGTATATAGACCATTGAACGAAAATACAAAAGCAATGACCGAACTAACATTAAAAATGGAACAGCTTGCAGAGAAAATAGACGAGCAAAACAAAAAAATTGAAGGACAAGAAAAAGCATTATTAGAGTATAAAGACCATGTCAGAGATTCACAAAAAAGACAATGGGACAAGCTAGACGAACATGATAAAGCGTTACGAGAAGTAAGTCATGCATTAGAAATGTGTAAACAAGAACATGAAAAGGAGTGACAAACATATGTTTAAAAATTGTGTATTTAAACCAGATGTGAATACAGTAAAGTGGTGCAAGGCAACAGGTATAAGAGCTATTAAAACAATGGCACAAACGGCTGTAGGTGTGATTGGAGCAAGTACAGTGGTAAATATGGTAGATTGGAAGATGGTATTGTCTGCAAGTCTTGTAGCAGGCATTACAAGCGTCTTAACAAGTATTGCAGGTTTACCAGAAGTAGAAGCAACAAAGTAAAGGAGTGAAACAATAATGGCACATTTATATGTTATAGCAGGACATGGCGCAGGAGATTGTGGTGCTGTCGGAGGTGGATATACAGAAGCGGAAAGAGTTAGATATTTAGCTTCTCGTTTGTTAGCGTTAGGCGGTGGAAATGTTACGATTGCAGATACAAACAGAAATTGGTATGCTGATAATGGTATTATGAGTTTAAACATCCCTAAAGATTGGCAGATTTTGGAATTGCACATGGACAGCGCAGGAGCTTCGGCAAAGGGCGGTCATGTTATTATTAAACAAGGATTTAATTCAGATAAATATGATACTGCATTGTCAAATTTTATCAGTACATTCTTTCCGGGGCGGTCAATTAAGTTAGACCCTAGGGATGATTTAGCAAACCCAAACAGAGCGGCAGTAAAAGGTTATAGCTACAGGCTGTTGGAAAATGGATTTATCACAAATTCCGATGATTTAAACAAATTTAACACACAAACTGATGAACTTGCAAAAGGGATATTAAAAGCATTTGATATTGGATTTGCCGAAACAAAACAAAACAAGCAAGTTGATGAAGATGGTGAGACAAAGTCTGGAACACATCAAGATACAGTACAGCATTTTGGTAAAATCTCATATAGAGCGCATATGCGTGATTTTGGTTTGGGTTGTTGGCAGTGTGATGGTTTAATGGTTGGAACAATCGGAGAGAATAGACGTATTGAAGCGTTTAACCTTATACCAGTTGGAGAAACAGATGTATCAGTACATATAAAGGATATCGGTGATAAAGAATATAAGAACATTACTAGAGATACTTTGATTGGTACAATGGGGCAGAAAAAGCGTATAGAAGCAATTAAGATTACAGGCAAAGAAACAAACTATGTTTACAGAGTACACCAGAAAAATATCGGTTGGAGTGCATGGACATTTAACGGTAATTGGTGTGGAGTAAAAGGAAAGAAACTACAGATTGAAGCAATTGAGATAACAAAAGCTAAATTCCTTGTAGCTCCATTTGTACAAAACAAAGGTTGGTTACAAGAATCTGTATGCAACAACGTTATCGGAATAACAGGACATAATTTACGTTTAGAAGCGTTTAAAATCAATCCTTTAGGCATGGATATTGGTGTTAAAGCACATATACAGGACAAAGGATGGATTGATTATGGAACGATAAACAAAGACACTGTTATCGGCACAACAAATGAGAGCAAACGTATAGAATGTTTATGTTTTAAAGGTGACTTTGAATATCGAGTACATATTCAGAACAGTGGCTGGACTGATTGGACGAAAGCTGATGGAATAGCAACACTCGGAACTGTCGGACAAGCATTAAGAATTGAAGCAATACAGTTTAGATAATATTTAGGTGGCAGAAATGCCACCTTTATTTATTATATATAATATATATTATATTAAATATATTTATTGTTATTATTGACATATATATATTGTTATGATATAATATGTTAAGAAAGGAGGATATATGCAATGGCTAAAACAAAACAATATGGAGTAGAAGTAACTACAGCATTATGTAATTTTCCTTATTTTGTTTTAAAAAATGAGATAAAAACAGGATATAATATATATACAAAAGAATTGTTACAAATACAACAGAATTACATAGATTATAAAGAAGGTGCTAAATTTTATACAGAAGGTAGTGCAGGAGATTATGTTCCATCAAACATAAATTTTAAAATTGCAAAAACATTGATAGATAAAGAAGCAAGATTTATGTTTTCACAAACACCAGACTTTTATGTGCAACCAATTGACGTAACAGAACAAGCAAATGTAGAAGCACAAGAGTACCAAAAGCTAGTTGATAAGGTTTTAAATAATAAAAACAATAATTTTTCAAGAGCATTATTACAGAGTGCAAAAGATTGTTTTATTGGTAAACGTGTTGCGTGTTTAGTAGATTTTTCAGAAGAGGATGGTATACAAACACATTTTTATAACAGTTTGCAATTTTATTATGAAACTGAATATGGTTCTGATAGATTAACAAAGTTTGTAAGTTTTGAAAATGTGAGTGAAAGCAAAACAACCAGTGAAAGGTTGTATCTTGTAAACAGGTATGAAGAAAGAGAAAATGCAATATATATGAGTTCTATACTATACAATGGTTCTGGTAAACCAGTTGAGGAGCTTATTGCAGAAACAAAAACAAAATTAGAATATATCCCGGCAATTGTTATCTTTAACGATGGAACATTACAAGATAAACGTGGTGTATCTGAAATGGAAAGTTTAGCATACTATGAGGAAGGATATAGCAGACTAAGTAACGGTGACATTGACAGTGAAAGAAAAGGTATGAACCCTATTCGATATACTGTAGATATGAGTCCAAACACGACAAAAAATCTTCCAAGTGGTGCAGGTGCTTATTGGGATTTACAAACTAATCAAAATATTGATAACAAGTCCCCTATGGTTGGAACATTAGCACCACAGATGAATCATACAGAAGCGGTAAAAGAGACGCTCACAAGAATTAAAACAGCTATGTATAACGAAGTGGATGTTCCAAACATAAGTGAAGAAACAATGGCAGGAACAATAACAAGCGGTAAAGCGTTGAAAGCATTGTATTATCCGTTACAAGTTAGATGTGATGAAAAGATGAAAGCATGGCGTCCTGCATTAGAGTTTATTGTTGAAACAATTTTAGATCTTGCTAAATTGAATAAAGATATTGTTTCAACATTGTATGTTATTCCAACACTTGCAGAAATACAGTATAATATACAGGTCATAGAAAATTATGCACTGATGGAAGATGAAGAAACAGAAAAAGATTCAGACCTTGCAGAGATAGCCGCTAATGCACGAAGTAGAAAGTCTTACATTAAAAAATGGCGTAAAGAAGAATTTAAAACAAATGAACAGATTGAGAAGGAACTTATGCAGATTGCGGTTGAGTTGAATATGTTCGACAGTATGAGTATGAATACACAGGTACAAAGTGAACTGAATAAACAAACAACAGATGGCGAAGTGCAAAATAATATTAGTGATATAGAAACACAAACAAAGTTGGGTGAACAGAATGGCACAGAAGTTTAGGCTAAAAAATGCAGAGGAAGTAAGAAACACAACTACAATGCAAATGCAAAGAGAAATACAAAAAATGTATAGACAGTTATACAAAGATGTTTCTAAAAAAGTTGCAAGCATGAATGATACAAATTATCAAAGACAAAATCTTATAATCTTAAAGCGTGACATTAAAAAGCGAATAGAACAGCTTAATAAAGATATAAAAGGTGGAGTTATTAGAAACATGACAACAGTATGTAATGAAGTAGTTGTTGATATCCGTGATTTTTTAAAACAGTGTGGTTTTAAAAATTCTGATATACACAATGCATTTCAATATGTTCCAGATATGGTTGTAAGGAATATCATTAACGGTAATATATATCAAGATGATTGGAGTCTTAGTGCCGCTATATGGGGATATAACAAAAAAACACAAGATAGTTTGGACAGAATAATATCTATTGGAACAGCACAAGGGAAAAGCGCATTAGAAATAGCTAAGGAGTTAGAAAGTTATGTAGAACCAAGCGCACAAAAGAAAAGCAGAACAATACAGAGTTGGAGAATCGCAAGGCAAAGTGATGTTGATGCAGGAAGGGCGCAATATGTTGGAGAAAAGATAAAAGATACATTTTATTTTGGAAGGGTTGATTATAATGCACAGCGTTTGGCAAGAACAATGATAAGCCATGCATACCAACAAAGTTTTGAAAACGTGAACAGAAATGACCCTTTTGTTATTGGTTATAGATGGCTTACAAGCAACTTTCATGGTCGTGTGTGTGATATATGCAGAGAAAGAGCAGAAACAGACCAATATGGTTTAGGCACAGGAATATTCCCTAAAGATGCGTTACCTTTAGACCATCCAAATGGAATGTGTACATTTGAAGCAGTAATGCCGGATGATATGAAAACAATTGCACAAAAGATTGGAATGTGGTATAGTAGTCCTGTAGGGACTTATCCAGACATAGATAGATATGTTTTGGATTTTGTACAGTAGAAAGGAATGTGAGAACAGTTATGGAGATTAAAAGAGTATGTAAAAAATGTGGAGAAGTTTTTGAGGTTGATTCTAGTAACCTTATTAGAAAGGATATACATGATGAATACGGTAATTTTTACAAGATTATGTATTGTGATTGCGTAAGATGCCATACAAGGGACTTTGTACAGATAGATGATAAAAATACCCTTAAAGAATTTAAACGTCTTAAAAAGCTAATTATTGAGGTTGCAAAGAAGAATGTAAAAGGGCAGACTGTATCCCCAAAAGATATTAAGAAAAAAGATAGACTTATGAAGAAGATTCGAGAAGATAGGGAGAAATTAAAAGAGGTTTGTGCAGGAAAAAAATATTTTGATGAAAATGAAAAAATTGTTACAGAGTGCTTGACATTTGAAAAGGTTGGTGATATAATTGAAAGTAACTTGTGATAAGTGCCACAAGGAATTTGATTTAACGCTTAAAGAGGAGCAAAAGGTTGTAGGCAATACAGAAATAACAAAGACATTTATAGAATGTCCGTTTTGCAATGAGAAGTTCGGTGCTTATTATGATACACAAAGTACAATTGTGTTAAAAAAGCAAATACGAAAACATATTGCAAAGTTACAAACTATAAGAGATGAATACCAATACAAAATGGAAATGAAAGCAGTAGAGAAGAAGCAAAAACGATTAGAAAGAGAAACAAGAATACTTGAAGCAAAGTATAGTAAAGAGTTTTAGAAAGGGAAAAGCAAATGGCAGAAACAAATACTAATGTAAACACAAATGGAGATAATACAACAAATACAAATGGAGATGGAAACCAGAACACACAGCAAAATACAAATACTAATTCACAGAATGCAAATACAAACACAAATGCAGTTGACACTGAGAAAGTAAAGAATGAAGCAATTGCAGAGTATTTGAAAGAGTTAGGTGTTGAAGATGGTGATACTCTTAAAGGTATTGTTACAAAAGCAAAAGAAGAGGAAGAGAAGAACAAAACAGATTTAGAAAGGTCTAATGATACTCTTACAGCTACAACAAAAGAGCTTGTCGCAGAACGTGAAGCACGTATCATGGCAGAGGCAAAGTTATCTGCAATTCAGTTAGGTGCAAAACCAGAGCTTGTAGATGATTTAGTTATTATTGCAAAAGCGAAGGTAACAAAAGATAAAGATATCAATGCTATTATTGCAGAAATTAAAGACAGCACAAGCGGAAAGGTTTATTTTTCAGATGAAGATGAAGAAGAAAAGCAAAAAGGAACAGTAACAAGAAAAAGAGTAAACAAAAAGCCGGAAACAAACACTGATGATAATAAGAACACAGACAATCAGAAAAACAAGAACAAAGGAACAATGGCAGAAAGATTACTTGCAAATAGAGTAAAACCAAAAAGTCATTATTTTAGCAAATAATATTAAGGAGGAAAATAAATGTTTAACAATACAGGAATTATGAAAGAAACATATGGAAACAAAAATCAGATTCTTTTTGCAGTAGAACATCAGGTATCTATGGGAATTGTAGTAGATACTACTTGTGGTGTTGCTGAGAATGGAAGAAAAATTGCGAAAGCAGGAACACCAGTAACAGGAAATCTTGATGAAAGAACAACAGCATTTACGCCAGCCACTACAACAACAGGAGCTTCAAATGCAGTTGGTATTCTTTTGCATGATGTTGATGTAACAGACGATGATAATAACGGAACAGTTCTTTTATTTGGATTTGTTAATACAAACCGAATTGATGAAACAACAAAAGCAAAAATCACAGCAGAAGTTAAAGCCGCACTTCCAATGATTAAATTTGTGGCTTGTTAATAACAAATAAGGAGGAATAAACAGACATGACTATTTATGATTTAATTCTTAGTGAAGAAATAGTAACATACTGGGAACTTTTACAGCAAGACAGAGAACCATATATGGGGGAAGAACTTTTCCCAGATGATAAAAAGCTTGGACTTGACCTTAAATGGTTAAAGGGTTCTAATGGACTTCCGGTAGTTTTAAAACCAAGTGCATATGATGTAGCGGCTATTCCGAGAGCTAGAATTGGTTTTGAAAAGCTTAGCGCAGAAATGCCATTTTTCAAAGAATCACTGTACATTGATGAAGAACTTAGACAGGAACTTAACAAGGTTATCGAAAGTGGAAATCAGGCTTACATTGATGCAATTGTAAATAGAATTTTTGCAGACGAAACACAACTTCTTGAAGGTGCGGCGGCACAGAGAGAGCGTATGCGTATGATGGCACTCACTACAGGTACTATTGTTATGGAAGGTAATGGACAGGCATATGAATATGATTATCAGATGCCAAAAGCGCACAAAGTAACAGTTAAGAAGTCATGGAGTGACCCAACAGCAACGATTATGAATGATATCAGAGAGGGTATCAATAAAATTGTAGAGGATACAGGTGTTACGCCAGAAAGAGCAGTTTGCAATTCAAAAGTATTTGCAAATTTTAGAAATAATACAGAAATTAAAAAATCTATTCTTACACTTACAGATGGTGTTGGATTTGTTTCCGACCAGAAAATCAAACAATACATTTCTGATGAACTCGGACTTGAGATTGCAGTTAACGATAAACGGTATAAAGATGAAGATGGAACAACACAGAAGTATATTCCAGACGATGTGTTTGTAATGTTCCCATCTGGAAAACTCGGTAATACATGGTTTGGAACAACACCAGAAGAATCTGACCTTATGGCAGGAAGTGTTGCGAATGTAAATATTACCGACACTGGTGTTGCTGTTACTACCATTAAAGTTCCAGACCCAGTTACCGTAGAAACAAAAGTGACAATGATTTGTTTGCCAGATTTCCCAACAGCAGACCAAGTGTACATTATTGATACAACAGTTTAGGAGGGAAAAAAATATGGCATTTGTAGAAGCAGTAAAAAATAGGCATTATATTAAAGTTTCTAAAAGTGCTTATGATAGCATTTTCAAGAAAAAAGGATATAGACTTGTAGATGAAGCAAAGAAAACAAACAAAGAAAATATTGTTGATGATTTTGTTGAAGAAGCAGAACATGAAGTTGTAGAAACAGAAGTTCCAGTTTCGGAGATGAATAAAGAACAGCTTATGAAGTATGCAGAAGAACATAACATTGATACTTCTTCCGCAAAGAATGTAAGAGAAGCAAGACAGATTATTCAAAACGCCATTAGAGAACAGAATATGTAAATATCGGAGGTGCTAACATGGACAATCTTGAAAAGTTAAAATTTAATCTACGTGAAGAACAAACACCGTACTTTACACATGAAGAACTTCTCTATTTGTTGGAAAAAAATAATGGGAATGTGAATAGAGCAAGCTATGAAGGACTGATATTAAAAGCAGAAACTACAGGTTTGAATGTAAGTGGACTTACTACAAAAGATAGTTCCAGTTATTTTAAAATGTTGGCATCTCGATATATTGAAACAAATAGTGGGGTGCTGATATGAGAAGCGGAAAGCTCTTTACAGAACTTTACAAAGTAAAAAGAGAGATTCAAATGCATGGTGAGGAATATACCGTGTACAAGCAGAAAACAGACAAATATGGAGAAACCACTAGCGATATTGAAGAGACTCAAAAGGTTAGTGGTTTATTCCACATTACAAAGGGATACACAACGCAAACAGTAAGTGATGGAACAAAAATAAGAGCAAAGTCACAACCGATGTTAATGGTATGTATGGAAGGCTCAGAACAAATTGAAAATGGAATGTTTGTTATAATAAATGATAACAGATATAACATTGTAGATAAGAATAACATACAAGAGTATAATATGGTTGTAGATTTATCTTTGGAGTTGGTACAAGATGGCAGGAATTAGATTAGATGCTTCAAAGCTTTTAGTGAATTTACAGAGTGCAGAAACAAAGTCGCAAATTGCTATTAAAATGTTTGCGAATGAAGGTGCAAAGAAATTCCAAAATTATGCAAAACAGCATAGACCATGGACAGATAGAACAGGTCACGCAAGACAAAGACTCACAGGATGGGTTGAAACGTTGAGCAATAAAACAAGAGTCTACATAGGTCATGGCGTTGATTATGGAGTATATTTGGAATTGTGCCATGAAAAAAGATATGCAATACTACAAAAGACTGTAAATGCGAAAAGTAAAGAAGTATTAGAAGGATACAAGGAGTTGTTAAAGTATTTAAGACCATGAGTATATTAAAGCAAATATATGATACAATTGCGGAAGATGGAACAGAAACATTTTTTCCGTCACAGCACAGTGGAGAATGCATAAAAGAATATGTGGTTGTTAAATTGGAAGATATAACAGTTCCGTTAACTGTATCCAGTGAAAGACCATTATATACCATAATGTGTTATGTTCCGCAAAACAATTACAGTAGGCTTGAAAGTCTAATATATGAAACAAAACAAAAGTTAAAAAAAATGTATCCAACAATAATGTATATAGGAAATGAAACGGCAAGTTTTTATGACTCTGATGTAAAAGGACATATGAAGAGTTTCCAATATGCAGGATGCAGAAAGATAGAACAATATTGAAAGGAGAATAAATAATGCCTAGAACAAAAAAGAAAGCTGTAGGTATTCCTACTATAGACGTTGCACTTGTTGTAGTAAGAACGGGTACAGAAGATAGTGGAATGGAGATTGCAGTTGATACAGCCAATAAAATTGCGGTAGAACCGCAAACAAATACAGTAGATGCGATCAAACTTGTAAAGCTAGGAAAGTTATTATCGCAGAAACCTAGCACAACAACAATCACAGGACACCAGATTACATTAACAGATAATGTATTCATTCCAGAACTTGTAAAGATTTTTCAAGGTGGAATAATAGAAGGAAGTGGCACAACACTTAAATATACGCCGCCAGTTGCAGGTAGTGCCGATAAAGGAGAAGTATTTGAACTTGATTGTTATTCGGCAGTATATGATGCATCAGGACAAATCACGATGTATGAAAAGATAACATATCCGAATTGTCAAGGAACGCCAGTTACAATAAATACAGAGGATGACGTATTCAGAGTTCCAGAGTATACAATCAATAGTGCACCAAAAACAGGTCAAGCACCATATATGATACAGTATGTAGAACAATTACCTAATTTAACAGAATTTACCGCAGGACAGCAAAGCATTGAAACAAATGATAATGGTATTGCAGTCGTAGATAATGGTGCTTTAACAACAGTATAAACTAAATAAGGAGAACATAACATGGCAGTAAAAAAGAGAGAAGTAAACGTAACAAGTATTGAAGATTTAAAGAATTATGCAAGTGGAACAGTTGTTGAAATGCCGCCTTTTGCAGAAGGGCAACCGCTTATTGCAAGATTAAAACGTCCGTCTATCTTAGGAATGGCGAAACAAGGAAAGATTCCTAACACGTTACTTGTGAAAGCAAATGAATTATTTTTGCAAAATGGTGCAGGACTTGATGCAGAGGAAGAAGATACAATGAAACAGTTGTATGATGTATTAGATCTTATTGCAAAAGAAACGCTTGTAGAACCAACTTATGAAGAGATTAAAAGTGTAGGATTAGAGCTTACGGATGAACAAATGATGTTCTTGTTTAATTATTCGCAACAAGGGGTAAAAGCATTAGAATCCTTTCGTACAGAGTAAAAAGATAGAGAGTATACTGTCCATGTCAAAGCTGTATAATTGTCTGCCTAGTGATATTATGGGCATAGAGGACATTTATACAGCTTTTTGTTTTAACGAAGCATGTGCAGAAATAATGTTACGTTTACAGAATGAAGAGAAACCGATATATAGAGAACAAAGAGAAGAAGAACAAGAAGAATATAGTAATTTTACGGAATTTTATAAAAAATTTGGAGGTAAATAATCATGGCAATAAACATGGGTTCTGCTATAGCTTACCTCGAATTAGATACCTCTAAATTCTCTAAAGGTTTTACAAGTGCCTACAATGATTTAAAGGTATTTGGAGATAAAAGCGCAACAGCAGGACAAAAATTTAAAGGATTTTCAAGTGCCTTAAATACCGTTGGAAGTGGACTAGCCAAAGGCGTAACATTACCATTATTAGGTGTTGGAACAGCGGCTGTAAAAGTAGCAAGCTCATTTGATAGTGCAATGTCCGAAGTAAAAGCGATAAGCGGAGCAACAGGAACACAATTTACGCAATTAAGAGATAAAGCAATAGAAATGGGTGCTAAAACAAAATTTAGCGCAACAGAAAGCGCAGAAGCTTTCAAATACATGGCAATGGCAGGCTGGGATACAAAGGATATGCTGAATAGTATTTCTGGTGTTATGAACCTTGCCGCCGCAAGTGGTGAAGATTTGGGAACAGTATCAGACATCGTAACAGATGCAATGACAGCATTTGGACTTGCCGCTGATGGGACAACAAAAGTTTTAAAAAATGGCTATAATGTAGAAGTAAGTAATGCAGAACACTTTTCTGATGTTTTAGCAGAAGCAAGCTCACGAAGCAATACAAATGTTTCGTTGATGGGTGCTACATTTAAATATGTTGCACCAATAGCAGGCGCAATGGGGTACAGTATAGAAGATACAGCCGTTGCAATAGGTTTAATGGCAAATGCAGGTATTAAAGGCGAACAGGCAGGAACAGCGTTAAGAAGTACAATAACAAGGCTTGTGAAACCTACAAAAGAATCTGGAACAGCAATGGATGCATTAGGAATAAGTGTTACAAACTCTGATGGTTCTATGAAAAGTTTAGATGATGTTTTAAGACAAGTTAGAAGCTCTATGTCTGGATTAACAGAAGATCAAAAAGCTAGTTATGCGGCTATGTTAGCAGGGCAGGAAGGAATGTCAGGGTTACTTGCGATAGTTAATGCGAGTGACGAAGATTATCAAAAGCTTTCAGAAAGCATACAGAATTGTACTGGTGCATCACAAGAAATGGCAGATACAATGCAGGATAATTTGGGCGGTGCGGTAACATTATTAAAAAGTGCGTTGGAAAGTGCAGGAATAACAATAGGAGAAAGATTAACACCATACATAAGAGAGTTGGCAGAATGGATAACAGGACTTGTGGAAAAATTTAATAGTTTGTCAGATTCACAGCAGGATTTAATTGTAAAAATAGGGTTAATACTTACAGCAGTTGCACCAGTAATGCTAATTGGTTCAAAAGTTTTTTCTTTACTTAGTTCTATTATAGGAATTATAACAACAGTCGGAAGTGCATTGTCTACAGTATTTGCTTTTGGATTAAATGCAACTGCATTGAGTGCCGCAGGAGCTTCTACTGGTGTGACAATGTTAGCTGGTGCGATAGGATTTTTAACAAGTCCAATAACATTAGTCATAGCGGCTATAACAGCACTTGTAGCGGCTTTTGTTATAGCATACAAGAAAAGCGAAACATTTAGAAACTTTATAAACAACCTTGTAGAAGATTTAAAAACATTTTTTACAGAAACAGTACCACAAGCGTTTGAAATGTTTAAGGAAAAAGTTTCAGAAGCGTTTGAAAATGTAAAACAAAAGATTGGAGAATTTAAGGATAAATGTGAAGAGGTAGTGCAAAATGTTATAGAGTTTTTTACAGTAACATTACCGCAAGGAATAGAACAATTCGCAACAGTAACTATTCCAAGTTTTGTGCAAAATGTAATAACATTTTTACAAGAATTACCGCATAATCTAGGAATCATGGTAGGAGAAATGTTAGGACATTTATATCTATTTGCTACCAGTGCAATAGAATGGGCAACAACAGCGATACCAGAGTTTATAAACAGCGTTGTGACGTTTTTCCAAGAATTACCTAACAGGGTATGGGAGTGGCTTGTAAATACATATAACAAGGTAATTGAATGGGGTTCTAATATGATACAAAAAGGAATTGAAGTTGGAATGAATTTTTTACAAGAAGTTGGAGAATTTTTTTCACAGTTACCCGGTAGAATATGGGATTTCCTTTCGCAAACATTTCAAAAAGTTGTTGCATGGGGTTCACAAATGGTATCAAATGGACGTGCCGCAATTACAAGTTTTATTTCTACAGTAGTTGGAATTGTTACAAGTTTACCATCAAGAGTGTGGGGTATATTAAAACAGATACCGCAAAAGGTTCGTAGCTTAGGTTCTGAATTAAGAAGTGTAGGACGTGCGGCGTTTAATGCGTTATGGGACGGAATAAAAAGTGTAGGAGATTCTATACTCGATTGGGTATCCGGTTTTGCAAGCTCAATAAAGTCTTTCATTTCTGGAATAGTAGAAGGATTTAACAGTGTTGTAGGAAGTGCTGATAGTGCTAAGAGTGCCGCCGCAAGCGTAAAAGGAAGACATGCAAATGGACTCGACTATGTTCCGTATAATGGATATATCGCAGAACTTCATAAAGGAGAAAGGGTATTGACAGCACAAGAAAACAAAGAGTATAATGAAGGGCGTAGAGGACAGGGCGGTGATACGTTTAATTTCTACAATACAAAGCCAGAGCCGTATGAGTATGCACGACAGATGAAACGGGCAAGAAAGGAATTGTTGCAAGGAATTTAAAAAAGGAGTTGACAAACGATGGTAGAAAGTGTTACAATAGTAAACAAAGAGAGTGGTGAACAAATAGAAATTGGAACAGGTGCGAATTATGTTCTTGATTCCGTTGATTGGGATTCTCCATCAGTAACAATGCAATCATACAGAACTCCATTTCAAGTTGGGAAAACACTGTCTGGTGTAGTGGTCGGCACAAGAAAGCCGACCATAACCGGATATATCATTGCAGATGTTACAAAAATAAATAGTTTGGGAATGACATGGGAAGAATATAACAAAAGGCAAAAACAAGAGATAGAACAAAAGAAGAAAGAATTAAACAAACTAATATCTGTGTATCAAGACGTAACAATAAAAGCAGGAGAGTATAACCTAGACGCAAGACCAACAGGTTTTGTGAAGTATTCAACAGACAGTAAAGAAAACAATGAAATCTTGTGTTTATTCAGCATAGAATTTGAATGTTTTAATCCAATGTTTTACAAACAAAGCAAGACAGTTGTACTTGCAACTACAGAAAGTAAGTTTACATTCCCTATGGTACTGACAAGCGATACAAAAGATGAATATGCAATATTTGGAGAGATAGCAAAAAGACAAAGTATGATTGCTGAGAATGATGGTGACATTGACGTTGGCTGTACAATCGTAATACAGGCAAAAGATGGGGAAGTAAGAAATCCAAAAGTTTATAATGTAACAACTGGCGAGTACATACAATTAACAAATATGACTCTTAAAAAAGGCGAGTGGCTCGTTATAACAACAGAAATAGGTGAGGAAGATGTTATATATTATAGCGTATTCATGGGGGCTGCAAGTCCTGTAAGACGTATTTCAAGTGTTGACGATGGAAGTAGTTTTTTCAAAATACGAAGAGGTAGTACGTATTATGGTTATTCTGTAAGCTCGCAGTATGAAAACAATGTTGACATGAGATTGACATATACAGAAAGATATGCAAATATAGAGGAAATGTAATATGATAGAAATATTAAATTATAATTTGGTGAAAACAAACATAATAAGAAAATATACATTTTGCCAATATGAAAGATGCTTTAGAGATATCGGAGAATTTACAATCAATGCCATTTTGGATGACGAAAACATCTACTTGCTAGATAAAACAAAACAATATTATGCATTGTTTGATTCAAAGTACCTTGGAATGATTGAGAATGTAGAAAAAGACAGTGATTCAGAATACGATAAAACTATAACAATTAAAGGCAGAATGGCAAATGTGTTATTTACAAAGCGAGTGATAAACGGTACGCTAAATTTTAGCGGCAATTCATCAGAGTATATAAATGAGCTTGTTACACAGAATCTTGTAAAAGAATCAGATAAGGAAAGATATGTAAATATTGACATACAGTATAAGGACAAACAATATTTATTTGAGCATAGCAGTAACATAAACAAACAGATAACAGGTGGCTATTTGTGGGATGAAATGCAAAAAATGTTAGAGCAAGATTCTAACGGGATTGAGTTTGTACCAGTAACTACGACACCAAAAATTTCCAGTTGGGCATTAACAATTATTGCAGGAAAGGATAGGACAAAGGGAAATTCACAAGGGTATGAGCCTGTTATATTTTCGCAATCGTTGAGTAACATTGAAAGAACAACATACAATATAAATAGTAAAGGATATACTAACTATGCATATGTTGCAGGTGAGGGCGAAGGTTCTGAACGTAAATGGATTGTACAGCGTATAAACAAAAATGCAGGCAGAGAAAATGTGTCTGAGTATATTCCAAACATAGATGGTTGGAACAGAGCCGAATTGTGGGTTGATGCAAGAGATTTACAAAGTAAAGATGAAAATGGAAATGCCATGTCTGATGCAGATTATGAACAATTATTGATACAGAGGGCAAACCAAAAAGCTGTTGAAAACAATTTAGAAGAAAGTTATGAAGCAACATTGACAGAGGGCGCGCCAATAAGGTATAAATTAGGGAAGGACTATAACTTAGGTGATTTTGTTACGATTATAGACGATGAACTCGGAATATCTGTAAATGCACAGGTAATAAAAGTTACAATATCGGAACAAAACGGAAGAATCATTGTGGACATAACATTTGCTTATGGCAAGATTGTTAGGGATAAAGTGCAAGAAATATCTAACAATGCAAATAAGCTTGAGGAAGTAAACAACACGGTAAAATATTTGGAGTCAAATGCAAAAGTAATAGCAAATGATAAAGTTAGTTATGGTAACAAAAAATTATTGTGGAGTGGAACACTTAAAAAAGGGAACACTGTAAATCTCGGCAGTAATGATTGGAACAAATATGTTTTATTTGGAGCAAAAACAAGTGATGGTAATATGATGATGTTAGGATTAAGATGTGATTCTGGCACAACTGCATATATCAGTTTTTTCTGTGGTTCTGATAATGGCACAATAACTTATTTATACAAAGGCAACACGGAAATTTCAAATACAAATATATTTAAAAATGTATCCATATCCAGACATAAATACGTTGAGTATCAAGGTGATAGTGGTAATGCAATAAATGTTGACATTACAGAATTATGGGGTATAATGTAAATATAAGGAGGTAAAGATATGGCAGAGAAATATGGATTCTTTAACGCAAATAAAAACAGTGATGGAAGTTACGACAGAACATATGATGCATCTGATTTTTCTAGTTTTTTTAAGCGGTTAGTTGGGAATGGCGTGTTTGATGGAACTGGAACAGGACTGCAAGTTGTTGCAAAGTCTGGCAGAACAGTAACACTAAAAGCAGGTGCGGCTTATATCAATGGATATTGGTATGAGCTTACAGAAGATATGGATTTTACATTGCCTGTAAATAATGGTGCTAGTGCAAGAACAGATTTGATTGTGCTACAATGGTCATTAACAGAAAGAAGTATCAAGGCGGCAACAAGAACAGGCGTATCTACAATATCAGCAAATAGAGAAACAGCAAATTATGAACTTGTATTAGCAGACATTAAGGTTGGTGTGAGTGCCACAGAAATAACAAATGCAAACATACATGATGATAGGCAGGATAAAAACCTATGTGGAATTGTAACAGGACTTATAGAACAGATAGATGCAACAGAAGCGTTTAAACAAATGAACGCACAATTTAACGAGTGGTTTAATACAATCAAAGGACAGTTGTCTACTGATGCCGCAGGAAATTTACAGGTACAAATTGATAATACAAACAAAAAAATCACAACAGAGGTAGACAATCTTAAAACAAAAGTAAATGGACAAACGGCAGTAATTACAAAAAATGTAGTTTGCGACGGCGGTGCTTATGATAGTTTTAATCTACCATTACCTAGTGGATTCACGGAAGGTAATTGTATGATTATAGGTTATGCCGCAAAAATGACATCTGGAACTGGATTCAGAAAGGATTGGTGTACTGGAAGTAATATTAACAATGCTTATAGTATTTATTGTACATTAAATAGTGACAATACCGTAACGGTTGGATTTACAACAAACACAACACTGAGAGGAAATATAAGCCTTAAAGTTATGCTTATGAAAACTGGTAATATATCATAAGGAGTAAAGAAACAAAAACTTTTGTATGTAGGTACAAATGCAGAGTAGTGCTTGAAAAATTATAAGGTGATAAAATAGAAGAAAAAGAAATAAAGGAATTATTGTTGGATACACAAAAAGAATACACACGGTCGAACAAGTTCAAAGACAAAATCATTATTCTTTTAATTGTTTTGATGTTTCTCGAAGCAGTTGTTGGATATTGTGGTTTCGTATATTATGAAAGCCAATTCGATTATGTGGAAACATATGACACGACAAAAGATGTTGATATTGATACGAAAGGCGATAATGCAAATGCAGAATACAATGATGTAAACGGGAATCAGTATAATGACGATGCAGTTCACAATGAAGGTGGTGAGAGTAGATAATGTCATCTAAAGCAAGTATACACGTTACAAAGTCGACAAGGGTTACAAGAACAAAAGTTTCAAAATCTGGAAAAACTAAAAGCGGAACAAAGCGTTGTCCAGTTTGCGGTAAGTATATGGGGCGTGTAAAGAATGGATAAAGCGAATAGTGAAACAAGAAAGAAGCTAAGAGAGATAACAAATGTAAAAGATTTTGAAAATCTGTTAGAACAAATTATGCTGTCAGAAGAGGAAAAGCAAATTCTATAGATGCATTACAAAGAAGAAAAGAGTTTGCTCTATATTGCTGATACATTAGGAATGTCAGAAACAACGATTAAAAAGAAGCATAGAAAAATTCTTATGAAGATTGGTAAAGCATTTTAGGAAGGTCAAATGACCTTCCTTTTTTATTACACTAAAATGTAACTAAGTAGATACTTTTATGGAACATTGCATAATATATATGTGCTACAATGTAGTCATAGCAGAAAGGAGTGAAAGTGATGTACAATTATACACAATATGGAGTTGGAATGAGTCCATACCAACAACAATTAACACAAAACAGAATGGAACAATTGCAAGGACAATATAACAATATGTACAACCAGAATGTGATGCAAGGTCAGCAACAACAGAACATACAAATGTTAAAAGGTAGACCAGTATCCAGTTACGATGAAGCTAAAGCGGCTATGATAGATTTAGACGGTAGTATGTTTGTATTTACTGATATTGCAAACAAAAGAATATATACAAAACAAATAATGTTAGATGGTAGTGCAGAATTAAAGGTATATACATTACAGGAGCAAAACATAAAAGAACAAAAACAAAATACAGATTATGTTTTACAAAGCGATTTTGAACAGGCTATAGAAATATTAAAAAATCAGATTCTTGAATTAAAAGGAGTGAAAGAAGATGAACAAAAACTTTAATAGCAATCCTCTTTTTCAGAGGGCACAGCAAATGGCACAGGGAAAGAGTGAACAGCAACTAGAACAAACGGCAGAGAACTTGTGCAAACAGCGTGGAATTGATATGCAACAGGCATTAAAACAGTTTCAACAATTCAAGAAAATGTTTGGTATTAAGTAGGTATAAACCATAAGGTTTATATAAATAATATTTAAGGAGGTACTTATTATGAGTATGGATGGAAATGGACTTAGTGTAGCAGATGCATTAGCACTAGGACGAGACAATGATGGTATGTTTGGGGATGGAAACGGCAGTTGGATTTTCTTCCTTTTCTTTCTCCTTGCGTGGGGTGGAAACTTTGGCAACTGGGGAGGTAATGGAATGAACAGTACAGCAAGCGCATACACCGACAGCGCAATCCAGAGAGGTTTTGACAACCAAGCAGTTATGAATAAACTGAATGGTTTAGAGAATGGTATATGTGATGGTTTTTACGCTGTGAATACATCATTACTTAATGGTTTTAACGGAACACAGCAAGCCATTAACAATGTAGCAGTAGCAGGTATGCAGAACACAAACGCACTTGCAACACAGCTTTCCGATTGTTGTTGTACAACTCAAAGAAACATTGATGCAGTACGGTATGAGAACGCAAGAAACACTTGTGATATCGTAAATGCAATCAAAGCCGATGGTGATGCAACAAGAGCGTTAATGACTCAGAATGAAATTCAGAGTTTACGTGACCAGTTACAGACAGCAAACTTCCAGTTAAGCCAGCAGGCACAGAACGCTACTTTGATTGCGACATTAAGACCGACACCAATTCCGGCATATCAGACTTGCAGTCCATATGAAAGCGCACAGTTGTTTTCACATTATGGAACAGCCTGCAATAATGGCTGTGGATGCTAGGATACGGCTAGGAGCTTGTATTTTAAGATTTAAGAGGTTTTCCGCTTATGCGTGATGAATTTGTAGGGGCGGTGAATAACCGCCCTTATTCGTTTAATTAGAACGTTTAGAAAGGTAGGTAATATATATGCCATGTAATTTATATAATAATAATGGTTATGGCTGTGGTGGTTGTATACATTTTGTAAAAACAAATAGCGTAACATTAGTTGATAATGTTCTGGTATTAAATATACCACAGGCAACGTATAGCAACAAAGAAAAAGTATGTATTTGTATTGCACAAAGTATTCCAGACATAACAAGCGCAAATACTGTAGCGATAACATTTGGAATAGGAACAGCGCAGTATATTCTTAGAACAAAATGCGGTAACAATGTTCATGCAGATCAGATACGAAGCAGAAGAGTATATCACACAAATGTAGCAACGGATACAAATGCATTTGTTGTAAATCCGTGTGAATTGTGCAAGACAGGATTTAATTTTCCGACAATACCAGCGTAGGAGGTGTAAGTTATGTATGAAAGAAACGGCGTAAAATATGGAGTAACAGAACAGGAACAAACAGGAACGCAAGAAGAACAGCCATGGAGTAGAAAGAATGAACAAAGTATGCAAAGAACATATACAGGAATGAATGTAAACAAGCGTGAAAAAGAACAAAGTGCTGAACAGATTTATTTAGAACTTGATGAACATATGAAAAAAGCATTATGTTTTCATGAACAGCTTGCAGATTACTTTTGTTTCCTCGGATTGCAAGGTTTTAAGCGTAAGTTAGAATATCAGTATATGTGTGAAGTAGCAGAAGGAAGAAAGCTACACCACAAATATATCAACATTCATAAAAAGCTTATTCCGGTACACCAAGTAGAAGTGATACAGTTTATTCCAAGGGAATGGAGTAAATATACAACAGAAGATGTAAACGACAATGTTTTACCAAAATTTGTAAAAAGTGCAATAGAACAGTACAAAGAATGGGAAGAAGAAACAAAAGAACTTTATGAGGAAATGTGGCAAAAATGCATAAACATTGGCTTAATTGCGGATGCTGAATACATTAGTACACTTGTAGAAGATGTAACAAAAGAACTCAAAAAGATAAACAGGATGCATGAACAGCTTAATGGAACAGGCTACAATGCAGTAAGTATTCACAGTATGCAAGATAAATACCACGAAAAATATAAAAAGAAATACAATGAAGAATATACAAACAAAGAAATAAAACAAATGAAAGAACATAAAAAGAATAAGTAATATTTATATAAGCTATATATTATTATAATATTTATTATAGTAGTGTATAGCTTATTTTATGTTATAAAACTTTTTAAAAATATTTTGTATAAAAGTATTGACATTTATTTTGTATGTGTTATAATATAATCAAGTTAAGGTAATACAAAAGTTTTGGAGGACAAAAGTTATGAAATATTTTAAAAACATTGAAACATTAGAGCAGTTAAGAAAAGAATACAAAAGACTTGTAAAAGAAAACCATCCAGATAACGGTGGTTCTGATGAAGCAATAAAGACTATCAATGTGGAATATGAGGAACTTTTCAAAGTCCTTAAAAACAGCGATACAGAAAACAAAAGTAAATATAATATGGCAGAAGATGAAATGTTAAGAAATGTTATTAACAGCATTATCAATCTTAACATTGATATAGAAATTTGTGGTTCATGGATTTGGGTAAGCGGAAATACATATGGATGCAAAACAGAGTTAAAAGCAAATGGTTTTAGATGGGCTAATAAAAAGAAAATGTGGTATTGGCACAATCCAGAAGAAGTGACAAGAAGTTATGGTAAAACAACGATGGCAGATATCAGAACAAAATATGGCTCACAGATTGTAAAAGAATCAGTTAGTAGAGTTTGTATTGCATAAAAAAATATAAAAAAGGGGTTGACAAAACAGCCCCTTGTGATATATAATATAGTTACAAGGTAAGGAAAATAAAGCAAAAGTAAAGGAGTAAACAATATGAAAACATTAGCATTAAAAAAAATCGAAGAAAGAAGAACGTTTATACTTAAAAGAGTTAAACATAGAGCAATTCAGTATAATAATGGAGAAATTTCTTTTGAAGAATTTCTTGATTATAAAAAGGATTATGAAATACAGTTCAGAGGATATGTAAGAGCATTTTGGGACATTGGAATTTTAACGTGCGAAGAGCGAGAGCGAATTATGAATCAATTTAGCTTTGATGTGTTAGAATTGAAAAAGGAAATATAAAACAAAAGAAAGTTGGAGAAAAACAAAAATGAAAAAATTTACAGGATATGCAAAGATAGCAGTAATTGATAGAAACGGAAATACAAATGCATGGTGCGGAACTGATAATGATGATGAAAGTAATTATTATGTTTTTAAATATTGGCATAAAGGTTCATATGAAAGAATTTATGTTAATGATTATAAGCGCAGAACACTCGGTTACATTGATTTAAAAACAGAAGAGGTTGAAACAGATTATTCTAACAATAGTGATGTAATGGCAACAATCAATTTTTTCTTAGAGAATTATGAAATTGATATTGACAACAAATAAAATATATGTTAATATAATTTTAGAAACAAGAAAGTAAGCAAAAGAAAGGAAACAAAATGATGCAAAAATATAAAGAATTTGAGAATACGCAAATGGTAGCTGTGAAAAGAAGTTTAATGACATACAGTGAAGCAATGGCAAACTGTTATGGATATTTAACAGCTATGAAAGATTTTGGTTTGCTAAATGAAGAACAGAAAACACACGAAGTAAACAGCATGTCTTATAGATTTTTGAACATGCAGAAAACAAGTTTACATAGATAGGAGAATGAAACATGAATAAGTTAAAAAACTTATTGTTAGGAACAGCACCTATTTGGCTACCCATTCCAAGTATTATAGTCATAGGATATGTTTTAAAGTTTTTAAATTGGTAGGTTGACAAAACTAAATATAAATGTTATAATAAAGAAAAACAAAAGTAAGGAGAACAAAACATGAATAAAACAGAATTAGAAGTAATGAAAGTAGCAGAATTAAAACAGATGTGCAGAGAAAGAAAGATGCCGCTTGAAAGCAAAGGACACAAATTTAATAAAGGAGAACTTATTGACAGACTTATGTGGTATGAAGATGATAAAAAAGATATTGACAAAAAGATTGAAGAAAGTGCAGAACCAGTAAAACAGGAAGTTGAAACAGAAGAAGAAAAATGGGATGCACCAGTATTACAAGAACACAAAGAAGAGATTGAAAAACCAAAACAGGAAAAGAAATTTGTACAGCATGAAGAAAATAGACTTTATCCGTTACCATTTGCAAAAACGCTTGATGAAATCATTGATAAGTATTCAAAGCCAAAACATGAAAGTGTTTTTGAAAATGTGTTAAAGGTTGGCTCTTTTGTGGTGTTTATTCATTATGTAGAAGCAAAAGATGGAAATGTATATAGAAAGCTTAGAACAGCAAAAGTAACCGCTGTAAATAGAAAGAAAAAGCTTGTGAGGGCAGAAAGTTTTTTTGGCAATACATTTGAATTACCTTTTGAAGAATTACTTTTTATTAGAGAAGCTGATGGCTTTTATCCAATGGATATTAACAAGTATCTTAAAAAACAGAGAACAGAATATGGTAGAAAGGTTATAAGTGAAAAATATGAAAGTGAACATGAAGGAAATTAGTAGGAGTGTAAAAAATCTTTATAATCTCCAACAACAAAAGAAAGAATTTGACAAGTATTATAATGAAACAAGAAAAAAGGAACAACTTGCAATTTCTAACTTCATGTTTAGTAATTTAAAAGATAATGTAAATACTTTTGATATTGGTGTTGGAGATAAAAGCATAAAAGTAACAAAAGTAAGAACAAAAAAGATTATATGGGACATAGAAAAGTTAAAACAAAGGATTCCTAAAAGTTTAATAAAACAATTTGTAAATAAAACATACACTGTAAATAATATGCAAGGGTTGATTCAGTATTTGAAACAATGTGGAGTTGATGCTAAGGAGTTCAAGAAATTCATTGACGTAACGGAAGAGGTTGACAATGATAAATTAAACAATCTTAGCGAACTCGGAGAAATTAAAGCAAAAGATTTAAAGGGTTGTTATGAATTACAATTAGGAGAACCGTACATTAAAATAACGGAAATGAAGCAGGATGCAGAGGACGTATAACGGAAATGATTTAGCAAGGGTTTTGGTTTATTATGGTTTAATATATGAAACAGAAAGCACACAAATAAAAATTGTTTGTCCATTCCACGATGATGTAAACCCAAGCATGGTTGTAAATCTAACAGAAGGAAGTTTTTATTGTTTTGGATGTGGAGTGCAAGGAAACGCATATGATTTTGTAAAGTTTGCAAATCCAAAATTAAATGACTTACAGTGTTGTGTTTTACTCGAAAAAATAGTAAGAAGCAATGAAGTAAAAAACATACAAGTGAAAGTAAGAAACAGAAGAAAAAAACATAGCAAAAATTCTATTCGTGAAGCATATACATATTATTATGGTTTACATGAAACAGACTGGAATATACCTAGAACGGCAGAAGAAAAGAAAGTAGCAGAATATATGCATAAACGTGGATTTAATGCAAGAGCGTTGAATATAGGGTGTTGTAAGGCAAGCTACAGTCTGAGCTATCCAGTATTATTCCCCATATTGGATAATGGAGAATTTAGAGGATGGGTTGGAAGAACAATGAACAAGCAGGTAGAAAAAAAACGAAAATATCTGTATAACGATGGCTTTAGAAAACGTGATACATTGTGTGGTAATTATTCTGAAAACAGCGTGGTATATATTTGTGAAGGTTTCATGGACTACTTAGCAATAAGAACAAGAGGACATATAAAAAATGTAGTTGCCATTTTAGGGTGGCACATATCAGATGAACAAACAAAGAAGTTAAAAGATAAAGGCATAACAACTGTAGTTAGCGCACTTGATAACGATGAATACGGAATAAAGGGAACAAAATATTTAGAAAGGTTTTTTAACGTAGTAAGGTTTCAATATCCAGAGAATATAAAAGACTGTGGAGAAATGAATGAAAAACAAATAAAAAAATGTATAAGAGAAACGAGGAGATTGTATGAAACTGGCGGTAGAAATAGTAGTAGGAATATCACTGATACATAAGAACTCAGGAAAAGAATTTAATCTTGACAAGTGTATAAAACAGGAGTATGATGAAAATAGTGAAAAGTATAAAGAGCTTGTTGAAACATATACTGAAAGAATAGGTTTTGAAAGGACAGAAAACAAAGACAAATTCGACAAAGAACTTTTAAGTATTATCACAGCAGATGTAAAGAAAGAAGTTATGGAAACGATTGACAATATTATGAAAGTAGTAAAAGAAGTGTATAAAGGAGGAAAGCGTGGTTGGATTGAGTTCGGAGGTTATGTTTTAAACATAGAAGATTTTAGTGGTGTATGTATAAACAAATTTGAATCTAACTTTTCAAAACATTAGCAGAAAGGAACAAAAAGAAATGGGAAAAATTACATTAAGTGCAATTAAAAGTGAAATTGCAAAGAGTGGAAGCAGCAAAGGCAAGTTCATGTTTTTTAAAGAAGGAACAAAAGCACGTATCAGATTCTTAACAGATTTTGAAGATGGTATTGAAATTGAATTTCATAACAGTTTTGAGCAGGGGATAAATGTTCCATGTCAAGAACAGTTCGGAAGAGATTGTCCATACTGTGATATGGAGAACATTAAAACAAGAAAGTTGTATGCATGGAGCGTATATGATTATGAAAGCAAAGAGGTTAAGTTGCTTATGTTTGCTGCTAATAATTGTAGTCCAGTTCCTACGCTTGCGGTATTGTATGAAAACAATGGAACATTATTGGACAGAGATTACACGATTATTCAAAGTGGAAAATCAACAAATAAATCATTTACAGTTGTTGGTGAAAATCCTCTCAAATTCCGTATTAAGGCAAAACCAATGTCTGATAGTGCAATTATGAAAGCCATTGATAAAGCATATCCAGCAGATAACAATGAAGATTTTGAAGAAGAGGATGAAACACCTAAAAAGAAGAAAACAAAAGCAGAATCAAAACCTAAAAAAGAACCAGAACAGGAAGAGGATGAATGGGAAGAAGAGGAAAACGAAACAAAAGATTATGAAAGTATGAAGCCGCAGGAGCTTTACAAACTCTGTAGAGAAAGGGATATTGATTGTAAACAAAGGAAGTCAAAAGAGTATTATATTGACCTTTTGGAAGAAGCTGATGAAGAGGAAAATGAAACAGACGATGAATGGGATGAAGAAGAGGACGACTGGGAGGAATAAATAAATGTTTATAACAAGAAAAGAATTTGAAAGACAAATTAAGAAAGCAAAGAAACGTGGTGCAAAAGAAGCATACGAAAAATGTTCAGTACAAAATAGTCTTGATTCTGTTAGTCGTAATATGTATGACAATGTAGATAGAGTACATATGGAAGTTGACAAGATTCTTATTCGACTTGATAAGTTGGAAGATAGATTGCAAAATACAAGAAATGAAAAGAAACAATAGGATAAAGAATAATTTAGGCTTGACATTAGTCGAGCCTTTTGTTATAATATAAGTGAAAAGGGAAAACAAAAGGAAAGGAAATTGAATATGGGTAATTTTTTTGATTTGCACAGGCATACAGAATACAGCCTATTCGATGGATTTGGAAATCCAAAAGATTTAGCAAACATAGCAAAAGAATTAGGTTATAAAGCGTTAGGAATAAGCGACCATGGAAGTATCAGTGGTTTGATTAAACATTACCAAGCGTGTAATGAAGTAGGAATAAAGCCGGTGATGGGTTGCGAAGTTTATTTCTTACCATATTATAACAAAAAGAATGAGCAAAGTAAAAGGTACTACCATTTAAATTTGTTCGTAAAGAATTTGCAAGGTTATAAGAATTTATGTCATATTATGACAAAGGCAAATACAGAGCAATTCCATTGGAAACCAATCGTTGATTTTAAATTATTGGAACAGTACTATGATGGTTTAATCTGTACTACAGCTTGCATTGCATCAGCAACTTCACAAGCTATTTTAAACGGTCATACAGCAACGGCAGGAAAGTTACTGGATAAATTTAAGTCAATGTTTAAAAATGATTTATACGTTGAAATACAGCCTTATAAGATAGATAACAAATATACGCAACAGAAAGTAGACTATACGTTGATGCATTTAGCAAGGGAACGCAAAATAAAATGTATATTAACGTCCGACAGTCATTTTGGTAGAAAAGAGGATTTTGATACATATTGTAAAATGCATGAGATAGGAAAAACAACACTTGATGTAAAAAATACATATGGCGAAAGATATATGCCAAGTGAATATGAAATAACAGAAAGATTTGCAAAGATGTATAAAAAGAAGTTTAAAAATAGTATGCAAGTCGCAGAAATGTTTGCCGACAATATGAAAGAAATTTATAGCAAGGTTGAGGACAACATTCTTGACGGTTTGGAACTTGAACTACCAAAAACAGCAAATGGAAAGAAAGAGCTTTTACGACTTACGAAACAAGGTCTAAAAGATAGAGGAAAATATACAAAAGAATATATAAACAGATGTAAAGAAGAATTGGAAGTTATTAACTATCATGGTTTTGCCGATTATTTCTTGATAGTCCGTGATTATATCAATTGGGCGAAAGAACAAGGGATAGCAGTAGGAAAAGGGAGAGGTTCTGTTTGCAATTGTTTGGTAGCATATGCGGTAGGAATCACCGATGTAGATAGCATTAAATACAAACTTGATTTTAGCCGATTTATGCGTAAGGAAAAGAAAGCTCTCCCTGATGTGGACAGCGATTTTGAAACACCACGTAGGCAAGAAGTTATTGATTATGTTATAAAAAAATATCCAAACAAAGCTATACAGATATGTTCCTATGGTATGTATGGCGTAGATAATCTTATAAATGATTTAGCAGGCGTATGTGGTTTGAAAACAACAAAAGAAGTAGATTATTACGAAGCTGATGAAAACAAAAAGAAAGTTGCTGAGATTAAGAGCTTTATAAAAACATTTGAACATGACGGGGAGCTTGATTTACAACAACTTAAAAAAGCAGAAAAAACAAAAGAGTATAATGAACAGTACGACAATATTATAAAGCATTTTTGTAAGATGTATGGAAAGATAAGGTATCTAGGAAAACACGCCGCAGGAGTAGCAGTTGTTGGAACAGATATAAGTGATTATACTTGTATTATTATGCGTGACAGAAAGACAGGTGCGTTAAGTAGTTGTTTTGATAAAGATGATTTGGAACATATCAATTGCACAAAATTTGATATGTTAGGTCTTTCCACTATGGGAGAATTAAAAGAATTAGAACAGCTTACAGGTCATAAAGTAACAGAAGAAGAAGAAAGTGATAGTAAAGTTCTAAAGAGTTTCAGAGATGAAAAAACGGAAGGCATTTTTCAGTTTGAAAAAAGCACCCCAAAAAAGATTCTTAGAACAATTCATGCGGATTGCGTGGAAGATATTATTGCGGTAAATGCTCTGAATCGTCCTGCACCATTACAATTAAAAATGCATGAACAGTTTGCAAAAAACAAAATGTCTGGAAAGATTGATACAAGTACACCATATTACAAATATACAAAAGAAACATATGGCACGATGCTATATCAGGAGCAAACAGTTGAAGTAGCACAAAAAGTAGGACATTTAACAGCACAACAGAGTTTTGATATGTTAAAGATTATGAAAAAGGAAGAAAACTTACATAAGCCAGAATACATACCAGTTATTGAACAGATGCGAAAAGACTTTTATAATGGTTGTAAAAAGGAAGGAATGAGCAAAGAAGCAACCGATAGCTTATGGGCGAGTATGCTAATCTATGGTTTTAACAAAGGTCACTCAACAGCATATGCGCTTATCCCTATAGACCAGATGTGGTACAAGGTTTACTATCCAACAGAGTTTTGGTTTACGAAAGTTAAGTTCGCACAGAATGATGCAGAAGTATATAAGTATTCTGAATGTGCCGTAAAAGACGGAGTTGTAGTAATGTTACCACATGTAAATTATAGTGCATTAACAAGTCTTAGAATATATGATGGAGAAAATGTAATACAGCAAGGAATAAGCACTATAAAAGGTGTAGGAGAAAAGGCGGCAGAAGCAATAGAACATGAACGAAAAAAAGGAGCATTTAAAAATTATGATGATTTTTATGACCGTTGTAAAGGCAGAGCAGTAACAAGTAGGGTTATTGATATTTTAAAAGAACAAGGTGCGCTTGAATTTAACAAGAAAAGGTATTTAAGTAGGGTTGTCAAATATAACAGTAGTTTAATAGCAAGGTAATAAATATGGAAACAAAATATGAAAAAGGCTATACAAGATGTAAAAGTTGTAGATATTGTAAAGAAGTGGCATTAAGAAAAGGAAATGAAATTATAGCAGTAGAATTACAATGTACAAATGATATGATAAAAAAAGTGTTAAATGATGATGTATGGTGTGTCAAATATGAATATTTCTTAGATGAATATAATAAGCAGATGGAGAAGGTGGCAGAAATGGTAAAAGAAACAGACAATGTAAATCATCCAAAACATTATGCAAACAGTTGTTCCATTGAATGTATAGATGCAATGCAAGCAACATTTGGGACAAAGGATTTAGCAAAGTATTGTGTGATAAATGCATATAAGTATTTATGGAGATATAAAAACAAGAATGGGAAAGAAGATTTAAACAAAGCAGAATGGTATTTAAACAAATTTGATGAACTATTAGAAGAGAGCGATAATAAGCCTTATTCAGAACGTATTCCTAGTAGGTATGTAAATGTATGCATAACTCTTAGAAAGTGGATTAAAATGGCAAATACGGCGTTAGGAGGGGATACAGTAAATGAAGAGTAAAGGATTTAACAAAGAAGGTATTCTTCGCTTATGTAATGAGATAGACAAAAAGGAAAGTGGAAGTGTTTACAGTTTAGGAAGTAAAAGTAAAAACTTAGAAATACCTAGGTGGAGTACGGGACTTGTAGATTTGGATAATATTATTGGTGGCGGTGTGCCATGTGGAAGAACAATAGAAATATTCGGGGCAGAAAGTGCAGGAAAAACAACACTAGCATACCAGTTATGCGCCCAACATGAAATGTGTCTTAACATTCCGATTGAACGAACATTTGACAGTGAACGTGCAAAACTTTTTGGTAACAGACCAAAACAAATGCTTATATATAATGCACAGTATGGGGAAAAAGCTTTTAACAGGGCAATACGTTTTGCAGAAGAAGGAATACCGCTTATCGTGATAGATAGTGTACCATCATTACAGCCGAAAGATGACATTGAAAAAATCAGAAAAGCAGTAAATACAGATAGTGAACAAGAAATGCGTATCGGTGGTGTAGCAAGACTTATGGATAAGTATTTACCAACGTTAGAAGATGTTATTGAACAAACAGGAACAACAGTTATATTTATTAACCAGATACGTGATAAAATGAACGCATTACCTTTTGGAGATAATATACAAACACCGGGAGGGCATAAGTTAAAACATAGTTGTTCATTGAGAATACAGGTAGCAAGGAAAGGTTACATAGAAATACCAAACCATAACCCATTTAACACAGAAACAAAAGAACGTATCGGAATGATAATGAAAGTAAAGGTTGTAAAAAGCAAAGTATCGCCACCAATGCAAAGCTGTGAAATCCCGTTATTCTATGAACGTGGTTTTGTTGATTTTGCAGACCTTGATACTGTAAGAAAAGAGATAATGGAAGAACATAAAAAGTTATATAAGGAAATGTTACAGTGATATTCTATTGTATTGTTTTTAAACGAAAAATAGAAAGTATCACAGAACATAGATTTTTCTGTTATGCAATAAACAAACAGGAATGTATAAAAAGGTTTTGTGATACAGGACATGAAGAAAAAGACATTATCTCGATACATATAGTAGAACAGGAAGAAGGTGGAACAAAGTGGGAATCTTAGAAGATATAAAGAAAGATGCGATACAAACGGGAACAAAGTTACAAACATCAGAAGAACGCGACATTGAAGAGTTATTAAATAACCTTTTTTACTTAGACAAAAATATTCCAGAAGAACTTAAATTTCTAAAGTCTGTTATGACAAGGGGTGCAGAAACACAAGAAAGAAAAGGTTTACACGCAAGTGCTGTAATTGTGTCAGACGATAAGTTTTGTTACAGGCAACAGTTACTAAGTTTATATTATAAACAGTTGCAAGGAGAGCAAACACCAGTAGGATTGAAGCGTATCTTTTCTGAGGGTGACGCAATACATGAGAAGTGGCAAAGGTTATTTATACGTGGTGGATTATGTAAGCCGCTAGAATGTGATTATAGCCGTTTTGCAGAGGAATATGATTTATCTTATACCCCTGATATAATTTGTCATTTACCACGTAATATGAAGCTTACAGGGGTATATGATGATAACGTACCAAAGGATGCTTATATTGTAGAAATAAAAAGTGTTAATACGTTTACATTTAAGAAACAAAAGTATCATGCAAGCGGTAGAAAACAGTGCCAATTATATATGTACCTAACAGGAATCCATAAAGGAATAGTTCTATGTGATGATAAAAACACGCAGGAATTTAAGGTATACAAATATGAATATAACCCTAGTGAGATCGCACCATATATACGAAGGTTGGAACAAATACAGGAATGTAAGGAAAGGCTTATAAATAAACATAAAATGGTAGCACGTCACAGCAAATGCATTGGTTATAATTGTAAAATGTCACAAGGTTGTCCAATGCGTGAAGTATGCTACAAAAAATCAAAAGAAAGAATATAAAAATATGTGTTGACATAACAGAATTGGTGTGTTATTATATAGGTGTAACAAAGAGAACAAACAAAACAAACAAGAAAAAAAGGAGAACAAAATATGAAAAACATGGATAACAAATTTATTTTTACAGAGGAACAGCAGGAGGTTGTATGTAAACATTTTGGAAAGAAGAGAGAGGAACTTGAATTTTGGGAAATATGTGAGTTACTTGACAGAGTGATTGATAATTTAGCAATTTAGATTAGCGTTTATAAATTAGGGGTTGCATTTGCAACCCTTTTATGTTATAATAAAACAAAACAAAAGGAGAAAAACAGAATGTTTGGTATAGCAATATATTTTATGTTAGTAGTAGTATTATTTATGAGTGCTGTTATATGGATTTTAAGTCCTTGTATTTATTCAATAGCATATTTATCAGTTATTATAATAAAATTGATTATAGGGGCATTTAAGAAGCTTAGAAAGGTATTCAGATAATGGCTAAATATTGTAAAGCATATAAACTAAAAGTAACATATTTAGATTGTTTAGAATGTGAAACAAAGGAGTGTAAACAAACAGTGAAAAAAGTGTACCTTGAATTAGAGCCAGAACAAAAAGTCTTTCTTGTTTATAAGAGTAAGAAAGAAGGAAGCAAAGAAAATATAATAATACGTTGTAATGTATTTGAATGTCTTGTAAGAAAAAACAAAATACTTTATTTCTTAGATAAAGAAAGAGTGGTGTTAGGTAAAGATAATTTAAGTGAAACAAAAACAAGGTTCTTATGTAGTAATGCAAATATTGATACAGGGTATAGAGGATTACAGATAGATAAATACCCAGTGTTTACAACAAAGGAGAAGTGCATAGAATGGCTAAAGGAGTTATAAGTTGTCAAGATTGTGTTTATCTTGACAAAACAAGAAAGCAAAACGGATTTAATAACGGTGATTGCTTTCGTTATGGATGTAATGCAAGAATAGTTGACAAATTTATTTGTGGATGGATTTCAAAAGACAGTGAGCTTAAAACAATGGCGTGTAGTGATTGCAATAGAATAAAAGTTGGAACAAGCTTTACACTTAATAAAACAAAATGCTTTTATTGTGGAAGTATACAAACAGAAAATGGTAGAATGTATTTAGTCTATAATGCGTCAACTTATGTTCAAAATGGTTTTTATGTTGATATAGTAGAACAGAATTGGTTTTCAGAACATATAAAAGAGATTGTTATTGAATACCAAACAAAAGAACAAATTGAAGCAATAAAACAAACAGCAAGGTATTATAAGAAAAGGATTGAAGAACGTGAAAAAAGATATAAACAGTGATTATAAGAAAAGGTTTATGAATGGCTTTAAAATGTTATGCAACAGCAAATCTCCTTATACAGTATGGAGTGACTGTATGGCTTTATTTGCAATTACAATAGCCAATACAAGTATTTTACCATTAGCAAAAGAAGAACCCTTTAAGAGCGTATATACAGGGCGAGAAAAGGAATATTTACGCATTATAAACAGTTATGAAAAGAAAGAGCGAAAGTTATTCCCACAGATGTTCGCATTACTTATGGAAGAATTAGAATTACATCCTAACCAAGATTTATTAGGCAGTTTATTTATGGAATTAGAAATATCAAATAAACACGCAGGACAGTTCTTTACACCGTATAGTGTATGTGAAGTAATGGCAAATGTTTTGATTGAACGTAAACAGTTAGGAAAAACAGTACACAAAAAAGGATATGCAAGCATATATGACCCGACTTGTGGTGCAGGAGCAGCCCTTATATGTGCAAGTGAGATATGCAAAAGTATGTTCAAAAAATATAACTACCAAAACCATATAATGTTTGTAGGGCAGGATATAGACATAACTTGTGTACATATGTGTTACATTCAGCTTGCTTTACATAATTTGGCAGGATATGTGATACATGGAAATACACTAATGAAACCAGAACCAGTATTACCAGAAGATATAGAAAGTATTTGGTTTACTCCAATGTGGTTTTCAGAAGTATGGACGTTAAGAAGATTTTTTCATAACCAAGATATTTTAGGAAGGAGATAAAACAGTGGCTAAAATAGTAATAGGTATAGATGAAAGCTATACACGCACAGGAATAGCAGTATTAAAACATATGCGTGAACCCTTAATCATGGAAAGTATAGATTTTAAGGGATGCAAAAATAATACAGCAAAGCGTAGGGAGCTTAAGAAGGTGCTATTTTACATTTTAGATGGTTTGCTTGATGATTATAAGCCAGAGGAAATAAAATGCATTATAGAAAGAATTAGAACGTTTAGCGGTGGTCATATGTCAACACAATATTTAATAACAACAGGTAGCCTTGTTGCAACAATAATAGACACATTTATGTCTTATGGTATTCCAGTAATGTCAGTAGATACAAAAGCATGGAAGAATGCAATCATAGGAAACACAAAACCAAAAGAAAACAAATACGGTATTAACCCAAACAAATATCCAACAATAGAAAAACTTAAAATGTTAGGTATGCTTAAATATTTTATAGAACCATATAAAGGCAGGGGAACAAAAGGAGTGGTTAACGTAAGGATAAATGGAGTCAAAACCAGATGCAAAATAAATGATGATATAGCAGACGCATATTGTATTGCTAGTTATGGTTTTTTACATCCTAGTATGCAGAAGCTAAAGGAGGAAAATTTCTAATGTTTAATATTGTTGATAAATTGAATGATAAAGCTACAAATTCTGAAAAATATTATTGTAATGATTTTATATGTAAATTTGCAGGAACAGGATATTGTATTAAAGATTCTTGTAACAATTGCAGATTACATGGTTGTAGGGGTTGTAACCATTTTGAAGGGTGTATAGAAGAAGGATTGTTAAATTGAAAGGAGCGTTTTTATACGCTCCTTTTTATTTGCTATTTTAAAGCATTTATACTTGCTATTATATATTTATAGGGTTATAATATAAAAGTGCCTTATTCGTTTAAATAGAGGCATTGTAGTGCATATTAAAGTTATAGGAGGAATGGATATGTACAAGAAAGGAATATCTATTGAAGGAAATGTTATAAACAATAGCATAGGGTACTGCCATTATAAAGAGCATGAAGGGGAACTAAATAAAGAACTCGTAAAGCAAAGGCAATGTATATTAAAGAATTGTATACATTTAGAAAAATATAGCGAAAAGGCATTTGAAAAGAAAGCAAAATATTATAATAAAAGCGGTAAAAATAAAAGGTGCAGGAAAAATGGAACAAAGCTGTAAAATGCTTTTTAAAGGAATTATGCTTATAAATGTATAAATTATCGCATTATAAATAAAAGTCGCTTAAATCGTTAAATAGGAGGGTTAGAATGGAATGTAATATAATGTGCTGTGATAGAAAGGTAAGAAAGAAATCATGCTATAAAACAAAATATAAAAACATTGTTATTGTAAAGTTAGCAGACAGATGTTATTCTATAACACATTACCAAACAGGAGTTGCAATTGAATATACTAGGTATGTTTCAAAACAAAAAGCATTAGTAAATCTGGATGAAGTTATTTATAGAACAAGGGAAATTTTTAAAAGAAATAACATAAAATCTTTAAAACAATATTGTAAACAACGCGGAATTAAACAAATAAACTTTTAAAATGGAGTATTAAAAAGAGTATGGAGAAATTTACAGGAAAAACATTAGAAGAATATGAAGAATATGCAAAACAGGTACAGAAGAAAAGTAAAATATATAGCACAATAACACCATTGCTGAAAGAATACCATAGAAAACATAATGATATATGCATGATAAATGGTATAATACATACAGATAGTAGTGGAAAACCAATATATTATGAATGTACAGTTGGTGATGGATACTTAGATGAAAATGGCAAATTATGGACAATATCAAACTATTATTCAATAAGATTTTGGAGCGGTTCAAAAGGCGTAACAATATATAAAGCTATAAATAACAGTATACACTATAAATGTTTTGTTTGTGGGGGACATAAAGATATATTTGGAAAAAAATATTGGAGTTCTGGTTGTAGAGTTTATGAAGATTTAGAAGTCGAAGAGATTATAACAAAACTTGTAAAAAGAGATTTTAAAACATATAAAAACGTAAAACGAAACTATATAAATGATTTGTTTTTAGATTTAATGCAGGAAAGACTGATAAAAACATTGTTGTATAACAAAATAATATATAAAAGAGAAAATGGAACATATGAAGATTACAAATATTATGGTTTGATTAAATAAAGGGGAATTTTCTTTCTTTATATATTTCTTTCTTAAAGGGGAATTAAGAAATACAATAATATATAACAGACGTTAGTCTGATTTATATAACAAATAAATTAAAATAATTTTACAAATAGTTATTGACAATTATATTATGTTGTGTTAATATATAGTTACAAACAAGAAAACAAAAGATTGAATACAGAAAGGTTAGTATAAGTTATGAAAGCAGTAGAAAAAGCGTTTTACAATTTAATGTTTGCAGTAGAATACAATGAAGAGTTAAAACCAATTAGCAAAATAACAAAAGGCAAAGTTGAAAAAATGATAGAAAATGAAATTGAAAATTGTAATAACAAACTTCTTCATAAAATGGGATATACATATGAAGAATATAAAAAAGAGATTGAAAGATACATAAAAATGTTAAATCTTTTAAAATAAGGGTTGACAAGCTCAAACCTATAGTATATAATTAAAGCATAAACAAAAGGAAAACAAAAGAAAAGGAGAGCAAAAGGTATGAAGGATTTAGAAATGAAAGAAATCAAAGCAATGAACGGAGAAATTATTACAGATGAACAGTATGAAGCACTTGAAGAAAGTGAATTTGTTGAAGAAATTGAAGATTGTGGAATGTCTGGTTATTATACATCAGCGCATTGGTATTGTGTACATTTAGTAGATGGAGATAACATTGATGTATATTGTAAATAGAGAGAAAAACAAAAGTTTTGGAGGTAAAAGTTATGAAAGCGGATTTTGAAAAGGGAACAAAGATTTGTAGCAAATGCAAAAAGGAATTACCAATTGATATGTTTGGAAAAAATAAAAATGCAATTGATGGGTTGCAATGGTATTGTAAAAAATGTGCAAGGGAATATTTTAATTCAAAACCATATTTATTAAAAAATAAAACAGCGAAAAATCCAATGTTTTGCGATAACAGAGCAAAAATAAATAGGTGTAGAAATGCAAGGATATCAGATTCAAGATTGAAAGATAATTATTCATTTTTAATATATGTTGATAAAGCAAAAACAAAAAACATGGATACAAAAACATATAATAAAAAATTGCATAGTGATTGGGGAAAGCAACAGAGAATGGCAATAAAAGGAAGACCATCAAAAAAATTTTTAAATGGAGAGTATAAGCCAATGTTTGTATTCTGTTTTAAAATGGAAGAAATGTTAAATAGAAAAGTTCATATAAGTGGAGCTAAGCCATTGTATGAAATACAAAAGTGGTGGGAAGGAAAAATGGAGTATTGGACGATATTCGACCAAATATGGAGGTAAACAAATGGAATTAACAGAAAGGAAAGAAACATATGAGAATTAAATTCCCAACATATTGGACAATGCGTGAAAGAATAGAGTTTTTACAAAGAACAGTTCTAATACATAGCTATTTGTATTATGAAAAAAACAAAAACCTTATATCAGATAGCAGTTATGATGAACTTGCAAAACAGTTAGTGGAATTACAAAAGACAGTTAGTATATACCTTTTACAAGAAACAAATTATTACTATGTTTTTTATGATTTTGACGGGACAACTGGTTTTGATTTGTGGCACAGATTAAAACAAGATGATAAAGACTATATACAAATGATAGCATTGAGCTTAGGAAAGGAATAAAAATTAAATTAACAAAGGAGAGTAAAACAATGGAAGAATATACATTGAAAGAGTTAGAACAAATTAACGGAAGAATATTATCTGAAAGCGATTTAGAAGAATTGGAAGAAAATGAAAATGTAGAAGCATTTACATTAACTTTTGTTAAAATGAATAAATTAGCATCAGTTATTATTTTCTTAGCAAATGGAAATATCGTGACAACATTTTATGAAAGATATACGTTGTTTAAGGATGATGATTGTGAAGAATAGATAACAAGGGAGCAAACATGAGAGCAGATTTTGAAAAGGGAACAAAAGTTTGTAGTAAATGCAAAAGGGAATTACCAATAGAAATGTTTGGTAAAGATAAGACACAAAAAGATGGTTTATATTGTTCATGTAAAGAATGTAGAAGTAATACTGCTAAAATATCACAGGGCAGAAGATTAAATGTATTTAGCAGAAATTATAAAATGCGTGGAAATAGTGGCATGATAAAAAGGGATTATGAATTAACAGATGAACAATTAAAACGTAGAAATAATTTAAGGAAAAAGAATAGATGTAAAACAAAAAATAAAAATCCACATGGTGTTCTTATCTATTATGATGGGGAATTGGATAATTTAACAAGTAAAGAGTATTCAAGAGCAATGCGATTAGAATATAATAGGCAGGTATGTTGTGCTATTAGAGGATATATTGGAAAAATACAACCATCAGAGCATTTTGTATTTGATTTTGATTTAGAACAAATGTTAAAAAGACAAAATTTATTATTCGTCTGGCGGTAGGAGATACATAACAAAATGGTGGAGAGGTGAAATAAGACACTGGACAGTAAACGATGGAATTTGGAAGGAGTAGAACAAAATGATAATTAGAAAGAGATACAATGTTGAGCAGTTATCAAACATATTAAAAACAAGAATTGCAGAGTATCAAGTAAAACCAAGTTTCAAAACAGTATCATTAGATATATTAACAGCACAACAAATTGTAGATGTTTTGGAAACAGTAGCAAGATGGGAAAACGAAAGTTCAAAATCAAATGATGTAATGAAAGAAGAATTAGAGGATAATGGAAATTGTTTCGGAACATATGACGGTGATATAGAATGTGAATGTTGTGATAGTAAAGAAGCTTGTAAAAATTCTTGTGATGCCGCAGTGTTAAATCGAACACAAACAAATGAAACGAAATTACATAACGAAAAAGATGCAAATGGTAACATATTAAGAAGTATAGATTGTCATTCAAAAGTATTAAATGGAGCGAAAACAAATGATAGAGTACCTGGTTGCTATGGTTGCTATTATGATGAAGGCTTATATTGCCCTGATTGTAAAAGCAGAGAATCTTGTGTAGAAGAAACAATAAATAAAGAAAACATAGAAGAGGACGATGATTTTATTTAATGGCAAAAAGGACAACTAAATGGTATAGAAAGAATGAAGCAGAAGTAATGCACAGGCTAGGTTTTGAGCCGACAAGAAACAGCGGAGCAACATGGATTGATAAAGGGGATGGACAAAACGAACATTGTTTGTGTGAGTTAAAAAGTACAGACCATGAAAGTTTCAGCATAAAACAAAGTGTACTGCATCAGCTAGAAGCACAAGCCATAGAAGCTCATAAATTGCCTGTATTTGCTTTTCAATTTATTAACACCGATGAAGTATGGGTTGCAATAAAAGAAAGTGATATAGCGGCATTTAAAGCTCTTATGAAAGGTGTATTGCCGAATATGCCATTATCACCATTATTAGAAAAAGGTGAAGAAAATGTTGACAAAATAGAAGCAAAGGTATATAATAATACTTGTAAGCAGGGTAACACAAAAGAAAATTTAAAAGCAAGAATGGCTTACATGAAACAGAAAGAATTGGAGAGAGCAGAAAGAGAACAAGAGTTCAAAAAGAAAAATAAAGAAAGGAGGAAGGAAAGCAGATGGAGAGAAAATTAAAACAGCAAGGTATTGCTTCATTTGAAGGGTTAAGTATTGGAAAGAATAAAACAATTCAAGTAAAGTTCAAATTGCGATATGACGAGATTTTGACAAGTGTTGAGCTGTTACAAGGTCTGAACAATGATATTACACTTCATGCAAAAGTGCCAGATAAAAAACCTATGAATCTAGGTATTTTTACTATCGGAGCAATTAACTTTGATAAGGACGGAAATGCAACAATCCCTTTTAAATCATTGACAGATAATGTAAATGTAGAAAGTATTTGCAGTTTGGTCGATGAAGAATTGATACAGTTAAGATTCCAAGCCATTATTGAACTTCCCGACACAAGCGTAGAAGAAAGTGAAGGGGGTGCAGAGGAATGGGACGATTAAGATATAATGAACTTTCTAAAAGGCGTTTTAAAGAACAGCGAAATATTGTTATTTCAGAAGCAAGAAACGTTAAAACAAATGATTTAGAAGGTTATGCAGTTACAGAACAACTTGTAACAGAAGAAAATGGAAAAGAAGTAAGAATTTTCCTAAAGGGTGGACTCGGTTTGGTCGACAAAGAAGGACTTGTACAATTAAGAGATTGTCTGAATGAAGCAATTGAAAAAACAAATCCAAGTTCTTGTTAAAAAGGTATTGACACAAATAAATAAATGTGTTAGTATAAAGACAACATAACAAAGAGAAACAATAAGAGAAGAAAAGGAGAATAATGTTATGGCAAAAAATTGGAGCGCATATGAAGCGGCAAAAGAAATTTATGGAAACAAAAAGGAAAACATTGCAGAGATTGGGAGTAGATTTCCGCTTTTTGCAAGAACAGTAGCACTTGCAGATAGTGTTTATCTGTTAGACATTTTAAAAGCACTTCCTGCTAAAGTAACAGCAAGGGTTGTAGAAACAGGACTTAAAGAAATGGAAACAGAAGAGCCTGAAATGGAAATTCCACAAGAAGAAGAAGCACCGAAGAAAGGCAAAGCAAAAAAACAGGATGCAGAAGAACAGGAAGATGATTGGTCGGATGATGAAGAGGAAGAAAGCACCTATGAGTCTATGACAGCAAAAGACCTTTATGCACTGTGCTGTAAACGTGGTATTTCATCACTTTGTAAGAGCCGCAAAAAAGATGAACTTATCAAACTGTTAGAGAAGCTTGATAACGGTGAGATTGAATCATCTAAGGGAAAAGGCAAAGCAAAGGAAGAAAAGAAAACAACATCAAAGAAAACTGTTAAAAAAGAAGAACCAGTTGAAGAAGAGGATGATGACTGGGGAGAAGATGATGAAGAAGAAACAGACCCATATGTAGGAAAAACCGCAATGGAGCTTTTCAAAATGTGTAAAGAAAGAGGTCTGAAAGTAAAACCAAAACAGAAACCGGATGTATATGCAGATATGCTGAAAGCTGATGATGCAAAAGGTGAGGAAGATACAGAAGAAGAGGACGATGATGATTGGGAAATCTAATTGTTAAAATGTAACACGTAAACAAATACTCTGATAATGTGTTAAAAGCTACAATAAAATATATCTGAACGTTTTTAAAATTTTAAAATTGAGCTAAATAATCATACAATGCAAAAGTTATTGAAAAAATGAATACTCTAATTGAATAGTAAATCACAATTGGCAGGATGGTAGGAACAAAACTATTTATCCTGCCTTTTATTTTAGGAGAAATAAAAAAATGAACGCAAAACAAATATTGGACATTGATTGCAGAATTGAAGAAAACAAAAACATATTAAACAAATTCTTGTGGAAAGTAAAACCAGTACAGAAATTAAAAATACCAAAAGGATGTATGCTAAAAATTGATGATTTAGAATATATCATACATGGTATATGCAAAAGATATGGATACAGTCAGCAAGGTATAAAAGAATATTGGGAAAATGGTGAATTTGTGTATTATAATTGTTCTGTACTAAATTCTAAACGGGAATGGGTTGGTTATGTATATGGGAAAACATTGTGGGAATTAGAAGCAAAATTGCTTATCAAGATTTATGCAGAGATCATGAAGGAGAAAAAAGAAAATGAATGATATATATTTTTACACCGATGGAGCGTGTTCTAATAATGGAAGTAAAGATGCAAAAGGCGGTTGGGCGTATGTAGCCGTAAAGGTGGCTAATGAGTCTGTAGACGTAAGAATTAAAAAGGGTGCCAAGGAAAGCACAACCAACAATGAAATGGAGCTTACAGCGGTATATATGGCGTTAGTAAAAGCCTTAAAAGAGGGATATAAAAAGGTGACGATATTCAGTGATAGTGCGTATGTTGTGAACGCTATAACAAAAGGATGGCTTCTAAACTGGTATAACAATGATTGGAAAACAGCAGAAGACAAACCAGTAAAGAATAAAAATATATGGGAGAAAATGTTTAAACTTGTATATACAAAAAAGCTTACAATTAAAATGGTAAAGGTCGCAGGACACAAAGGTGACCCATTAAATGAATTAGCCGATAAATGTGCAGTAAAGGCTCGGGAAGAGTTGGAGGGTTAAACAAAATGTATATAAGTGAGAAGATAATAGAGAGAGAATTTTCTGGAAAGAATATGAAAGAAGCTTATTTAAATTGCTGTAAATGGGTTAGTACAAATATTATAGCAGTAAACAACAGCGAAAACATTACATATTCAATTCAGAAAAAGAAAACACAAGATACATATGTAGTAGTATTAAAAGTATATATTTTTGCAGATGAACAGGAAACAAAAGAAAAGCATTGTGAAATATGTAAAGAAGTGAGACACAATTTATTCATGGAAGAAAACAAACATATGTGTGAGGGATGCAAATTAAATCCATATAGAAAGAGATTAGGAGAAAAATTAAAATTGTTAAAAGAAGGATTGAAAGGAACAGTATTATGAAAAAAATGCAAAAGGTAAAAAAAAGTGTTTTTAAAACAATGATAGAAACATTTATAGAATTGTTGATTGCGTTTAAATATGCAGTCATTGAAGAGTTAGGAAAGATAGCCATAGTAATACAAATAATAATTCCAATAATCTGTTTTTATGCAGGAATGGATATGAAAACATTTGTTTTTGTAATAGTGCTGTTAACAATTATAGTTAAATATATTAAAGAGGTGGGATATAAATTAAATAATGTAAGTGAAAGAGGGTTTCCACTTCCGGGGCATAGGTTTACAAAGATGGACAATAATGGATTCATAATGGTTAAGGATGAAGATATGCAAGAAGCAATATTATATTTATGTGATGTTGAAAACTATCTAAGAAATAAAGGGTTGATAAAAGATGACGATACCATGTAAGGGTTGCATGGACAGAAGTGCAGAGTGCCACATAAATTGCAAGAAATATAAGGAATATCAAAAGGTTGTTAAAAGAGTACGAAAAGAGCGTATAAAACAAAAGCAAAAAGAAAGTTGTAGTTTTGGAAGCGCATATTATACGATGGTAAAAGAAAATTTGAAAAAAATAAATAAAAAGCGTTGACAAGCAGTAACTTTTATGGTAATATAATCATAGGAGTTATAAAGAGGATAGTTATAAATAAGTGACAGCCGGAGAATGTCAGCCATTGAAAGGAATAAACCTTATTGTTTGCCCCTTCGTAATTGGTAAGAAACTTTTAAAAAAAATATATTAAGAGTTCAATCGCTCTAAGACAATAAGGTTTAATATATAGCAGGGGTTCGCCCCTGCTTATTTTAGTATTACAAATAAAAAAGAATAGGAGAGAGCAAAGCATGGGATTAAAAAAAGGACAAGTGCCAAAGCCATATGAAGATGGTATGCTTATAAATATGCGTGACAGAACGCCGGAAGAACGACATGAGATAGCAATGAAAGGTGTAGAAGCAAGAAGAAAAAAGAAAGAGCGTAACATGGCTTTACAAAACTGTATGCGGCAGTTATTGGAAATGAAAACAAACAGTGATAAGAAAAAACAGATTTTAAAAAATTTTGGATTTACAGATGAAGAATTAACAAACCAGAGTTTACTTATGGTTGCATTGTTTCAAAAAGGTCTAACAGGGGACGTTGGTGCTATAAAAGAGATAACGCAAATGATGGATAAACTTGATATGTTTAAGAAAACAGGAAAGATACAGAACAATGTAACTATAAACCTTGTAACACAAGGAGAAAGTTATACACCTACAGCGCAAGATGAAGAGGAAATCTGGAAAGCAGAAAATGCAGAAGAATGGATGGAAGAAGAGGATGAAGAGTGGGGCAGTGAAATCTATGAGTAATATCCTAGATGTGTTTTCTAGGGAAGATAAGCGATTAAATTCAATAACTAGGATAAATCCTAGTATAAACAATAAAAACGGCTTAAATCGCAAATTAGGGGCATTAGAAAGCAAGTCAGAATTACAGTGGATAAGTGAACACGTAAAAGAAACTAAAATTTTATATAATATTTTAAAATAATACTTGACATATATTTTGTTATATTATATAATATATATTATAAAGGAGATAAAATGGACAGGAAATTAAATAGAATATCTCTAACAATGATTCTGGTAGGAATAGTGTTTATATTAAGTGGACAAATTTGCACAAGTATGGACAAAGTAATATATAAAGTAAAACAAAATGCAGTAAATGATTATAAACAAAGTATAAAGGACAAAGAGTTTACAATACAAATACAAAACAATAGAAAAGCAAATGTAAAAGTATTAGGCTATAAACCAAACAGTAATACAAAAGAAACAATATTAGAAGCATATGGAGTTGTAAAGTTAAAACAAAACAATAATGGTTTAGAGATAATAGTAGATACAGAGAGTGGTGAATAAATGGGAACAATGAAACAAGACCAAGAAGCAATCCATGATTATGTTACTAAATATGCAACAAAGCATAATATAACATATGAACAAGCATTAGAGCATAAAATAGTTCAAAATGTGATAACATGGATGAATTTAAGAAGGAGAGGACAGAAATAAATATGGGAATATTATATGATATTCAAAAACAAGCGGAACAGTTTACATTGGAAAATAGAATGGTACAATGTACAGAAGAGATGGCAGAGCTTACACAGGCGTTCTGCAAATACCAAAGAATAAAATCAAAGGATAAAACTTGTAAAACAAAAGAACCAACAGTAATGTATAGCATAACAGAAGAAATTGCAGACGTAGAAATATGTCTGGAACAAATAAAGTATCTGTTAGGTGATGAAAAGCAAAACCAGATAGAACAAATAAAGCAAGAGAAATACAAAAGAACAGAACGAAGGCTAGTACAAGAATAAACAAAAGGAAGTGTAAGGTATGAACCTTTTAGAAAAGTATGTATATAATATTACAAGCGTAAAGGAAATGAAATACAAAGGTATATTATTATATGAACTTATATGTGATACAGATTGCTATGGAGATATAAGAAAACAAACAACAGTATTGCTAACAATAAGTGAATATGATATGATAAAAGAAAAAGGATATTATATGTGCTAAAAAAGTATATAAATATATTATGGTTTACCATTAACAAAACATAGAACAAAACAGGAAGGAGAAACAAATGCAGAAACTAAACATAGTATATAGGCAGATAAAGGATTTAAAACCTTATAAAAAGAACGCAAAGAAACATACTAAAGAACAAGTAGAATGGATAGCAAACAGTATTAAAGAGTTTGGTTTTACTCAGCCAGTAATAGTAGATAAGCATAACAGTGTAGTAGCAGGGCATGGTAGAATATTAGGAGCAAAGAAAGCAGGACTAAAAAGTGTACCAACTGTATGTTTAGAAGAACTCACAGAAGAACAAATAAAAGCATATAGGTTGGTAGATAATAAACTGAATGAAAGCGAATGGGACTACAGCTTACTTGATGAAGAACTGGAAAACCTAACAGAAGATATAGACATGGATTTGTTTGGATTTGAAATGGAAGAACAACAGGACGATGAAACAGAAAACAAAAAGAAAGTCGAATTTGAAATAAAAGAAAAATATGAAGTTCATATTATTTGTAAGGATGAAAAACAAATGGAACAAGTTTTTAACAAGGTAAAGGGGTATGGTCAAGAGTGCAAGTTAGTTTCAACATTGTAAAGAAAACAAAAATAAATGACTCATTCAGAACTAGAAAAATAATGAGTGATTTTGATTATAACAAAAATGAAACAATAACAAACTTAAAAGGTACAATAGAAACACCTAAAAAGTGGAACATTGGTTGCATTGTAGGTTCTAGCGGTAGTGGTAAAAGTACGATAGCAAGAACAAAATTCATTAAGTACTATATTAACGGCTTTGATTACGATAACAATAGTGTTCTTGATAACATGAATGAGCAGTGTACAGTTGAGGAAATAACCAAGATGTTTTATAGAGTCGGTTTTGGTTCTGTTCCAGAATGGTTTAAACCATATAATTGTTTAAGTACAGGAGAAAGGATGCGTGTTGATGTTGCAAGAGCATTGTTACAAAGTGATAAAGTTGTGTATGATGAATTTACGAGTGTAGTCGATAGAACAGTTGCACATAATTTGTGTATTGCGTTGAACAAGTATTTGAAACAAACAAATAAACAATTTATCGCAGTTAGTTGTCACAAGGATATTATAGATTATTTACAACCAGATTGGATATTTGATACAGATACTATGCAAATGGTTTTTCAACTCGCCCCAAGCCAAAACAAAAGTTCACAGTTAGAGAGTGCAAAAGAGGTGAATGGGGCAAGTTTAGGAGATATCATTATCTGAATAGTGAATTGAGCAATTCTTCAAAATGTTTTGGGTTGTATAACGAACAAAATGAAATTATTGGCTTTTGTGCTGTATTGCACCAACCGCACAACAAGATACTCAATTTAAAAAGAGTGCATAGAATTGTAATACTACCAGATTATCAAGGTATAGGATTAGGAACAAAATTTTTAAATATTATTGCTGAATATATAACAAAACAAGGAAATGAGTTTAGCATTGTTACAAGTGCAAAGAATATGATAGGAGCATTATATAAAAGTGATAAATGGTTTTGTACAGGATATAATAAGAGCAATCCAAACAAAGATAGTATTCAAGACAATCCGACTTGCAGAACAGATTGCTTGTGTGGTAGATTTATGTATAAAACAAATAGATATATTTAATTAGGCACGTTGTAATATACGTGCTTATTTTATTGTATAAATATAAAATATTTTATAAAAACATATTGACATTTGATATATAATATAGTATTATAATATCAGAAAGAGGAAAACAAAAAGAAAGGAAACAAAAGTTATGAAGAATGTAAGTATTAAAATGAATGAAACAGAAAAGGAACAGGCAATTGCAAGATATATTGAAAGCATTGTTAATTCAGATGTAAGCGAAGAGCAAAAAGTTGCAATGTTAAAACATGCAGAAGAGCTTAAAAAATATATGTAAAATGTTTAAAATACTTCTTGACTATTATTAAATATTATGTTATTATATAGTTATAGGGAACAAGTAAAACAAAAGGTTGGAGGAAAGTAAAATGTGTAAAATGATAAAAGTTGGTAGTACAGAGTTAACAGAGTCAGAGATTGAAAAGATTTACACAGAAAATAAATATGTTGTTAATTATAGTGGCGTGTATGCTATTTATTATTCTACAGCACAGAAACAATATTATAGTAGAAAAGTTATTGATTGCAAAGGAATGGCTAAAAGAGGTAGGTTCTACATTATGACAGCAAAAACGGTAAATCACATTATCGGAAAGAAAGTACTAAATGAAGATTAGTAGAAATTTAAAAATAATAGTTGACAAACGTAGAACAATATGTTATTATATATACAAGTTAAGAGAGAACAAACAAAAACAGAGTAAACAAATTAGGAGGAAACAAAAGTTATGAAAAAATTAAACAGAGCAAATTATACAGTAATAGATGAATTTGGTTGTGACATTACGACAATCGTAAATGTGTTTGAAAATGAACAGAATGGAAAGTTACTTGTTATTGATGAATTTGATTTAGACATAACAAAAAGAGTAAAAGTCTTAAAAAAGTAGTTGACAGAACAAAACATAGATGTTATAATAAGGTTACAAAGTTGATAGAGAGCAAAAGAGAAGGAGAGCAAAGAAATGAAGAATAAAGAGAAATATGCAAAAGAGATTATGGATATTGCGTGTAGTGGAAATCGTATTGCAGTAATGAAGGGGAGCGGGCGCATCGTTCCGTGTGATGGTGTTTTATGCAGTGTATGTTCGTTTTGCAGTAGTATTGATTGCAGAAAGAATATAAAAGATTGGTCTGAATCAGAGTACGTTGAAAAGCCAGTGATAAGTGAGAGAGATAGAATGTTTCTGGATTATATTGATAAAAAGTTTAACTATATTGTAAGGACATCTACAGGAGATATTAGATTGTTTACCGTAAAGCCGAGAAAAGGTCAATATGAATGGAGGAGTGATTATCCATCCTTTACTTCTCTATTGGATTCACTTAATATTGATTTACCAATGATTAAATGGTCGGATGAAAAGCCATGGTTGATTGAGGACTTGAAGAAGTTGGAGGTAGTGGAAGAATATGAAATATAAAGTTGGAGATAAAGTAAGAGTTAGAAGCGATTTGTATGATGATGAAATTTATGGCGGTTATGATTTTAGTGAAGAAATGGAAAGCTATAAAGGTAAGATTGTAACAATTATCTCAAATGGACGTGATTGTGGACGTGATTATTACGAAATTGAAGAAGATGATACAAAATATGCGTGGACAGACGAAATGTTTGAACCAGCAGAGGAAGAACTGACAGTAGAAGAAGCAATTAAAATTCAAGCTGAAATGTGTAGCGGTATCATATGTAAAGACTGTGCGATTGAAAAACTTAGATATGACTCACATTGCAACTGTGTTGAATATCGTTCAAAGAATCCAGACAAAGTAATTGAAATTCTCAAACAATGGAAGAAAGATCATGAGAAGAAAGAAATAGAAACTGAAATCGTAGATCTCATTAAGGTTATGAAAGAAGTATGTGATGACGAAACATGTATATATGCTTATGAGATTGACATGAATAAAGAGGATGTAAATGAGAAGATGAAAGAACTGGTAAAAAAGTATTACGAAAAATATGGTGACAAAATTTACGCTAAATATGAGCGTATTTGCAGGGTGGAAAGTTAAAAAGAAATTTACAAGAACCTATTGACGTTTATGAGAACTTATGTTAATATATAATCATCAAAGGAAAACAAAAGAAAGTGAGCAAAATGAAGTTTAAAGATTTATTAGAATGTATGTCAAAAATAATGAAAGAAGTACAGTTAATTAGAGTTGTAACAGAAGTTTACGGAATGCAGTTTTCATCAGAAGGATATTATTCAAGATGGAGTAGCAAAGAAGAATTGTTATGTAAAAAGATAACAGATGTGTATGCAAAAGAAGGAGTGCTTATTGTAGAATTAGAATAAGTGAACAGATGAATGAGTATACAGGACACACAATCCGGTGTTTGGAGGTGTAAAATATGGTAATAAATAATTTAATGGATTTAATTAAAAAGTTGTTTGATGATAACTATGAAAATATTGTTATTGTTGATTCAAGCGATAGAGAAAAATATGAAGCAGACAAGATGACAGTTAAGGAATTAAAGAGTTATAAAATAAATAAGATAGACGTGATAACAGCGGAGGAAAATAAAATATACATTTGTTTCTAAAATAATTTGACAGGTGTTAAAGTCATTAAAACACACGCTTGTTTATAATTTGATACATGGTGGTGAATAAAGTAGCCACCAAAAGTGATGCCCTATAGCCAAGTGGTAAGGCAGAGGATTTTGACTCCTATATACGCAGGTTCGAGTCCTGCTAGGGTAGTTCGCACAATGTTCATACTGGTTGTGCGACATGATTAGTTTCTTTATTTAGATTGTGGTGGTGAGTAACACATACAGCCAGTGCGAAAGCCACTAAGGGTCATTAGCTCAGCTGGTTAGAGCAATCGGCTCATAACCGATCGGTCGTAGGTTCGAGTCCTACATGACCCATTAGGCATAAGCCTATAGAAAGCATATAAACATTATGGAGGGAACAAAAAATGGAAGAAAAGAAATTAGCAGAAGTGTTAGAAAGAATGGAAAAGAAACAGGATACGCTATTAGAAAGTATGTCGGTTGTTTTGAATTATCTGTTATCAGAAACTATTCAAAAAGAGCCAAAAGATGAAAATGAAAAAGAAGAGATGCAACGTAAGATGCAAGTGCTTTTAATTTATAGGGATGAATGTATGGAGTTGGTTCATGGTGAGAAATACAAAAAGCATATGAATGAATCAATCAAAGAAATGGCAGTAGATATATTAAATGATATCCTAGAAAATATTTTAAAATAATCATTGCATAACAAAAATAAATATGGTATAATAATTATAAGCAAGGTGTAGTAAGTAAAAGCTATGTCTTGCTTATAGTTGTATAAAAGGAGAGGAAACAAATGTCAGAACTGAACATTGATGTTTCTAATCGTTTTGCAAATTTTTTGACAGACTGGGAATATGAACAGTACCTATTGTTTGGTGGGTATGGTTCTGGTAAGTCATATCATGTAGCGTTAAAGATTATACTTAAATTGATGGAAGAAAAAAGA